CCGGGCGTCCCACGGGCGTCCGCCGTAGGAATCTGGCGGACAGCTCGCAGCTACCATGGTCGTGCGGAGGAGATCACTGGCACCTACCTGCATTGGGGTGCCGAGGCACTCGAACGCCGCGGATGGGAGGATTACCGCCACGGCGAGGAGTCGCTCGCTACGTCTCGGCCAAGCCTCGAGGACGAGCTCCAAGCCCACGATCGGCGGCAGGTCCGCGCTGAGCGTCGACGCATCGTCGAGCCAGGGGTCGCTGCGATCCAGGAGGCCGTGGCCCAAGGGCTCGGAGTCGTCGGCGCGTGGGGTATCTCGCCGTGGTTCGATGCGATCACGACATCGAGCGCGCGCTCCCCGGTGGGCGAAATGATGGTCTCAGAGCGCGACCGTGGCCACGCGATGCGCATAGTTGGCTACTGGTCGCTCGCTGACGGTGAGCGTCGCTGGCTCGTCGGCAACTCCTGGGGTCATGAGTGGGGAGGCGCCAATACTCCGTGGGGATTCTACCCCGGTTGCTGGGTTGCCGATGACTCGGCGATTCGGGCGCGGTGGACCGCCCACGCGATTAGGTTCGTGTCATGACACTCGTCCTGGAAACCCGCGCCGAGCGCATCGACCGTGCTGCAGCATGGGAAATCGATCTGGTGGACCTGCCGATTCCCACCGACGAGATGCAGGTGCGTCAGATCGCTGGGCTGTTTGCCTCGTGGGCATGCCCGGCGCATGAATCCGAGGCTCGGTATCGATGGGTAGTCAGGAATCTCCAGGAGCGGGCTCGCATCGAGGGGTGGATGTTTTCTTCGTGCGCGTTTCTGTGCCACGCGACGCTGCAAGCGTGCGGCATCGCGCTCCCATGGGTCTACGTCCACGGGCCCACCGACGAGCCGAGCCAGCCACTCTCGCGGCTGTGGGCGCGCGGTGAGCAGGTCGAGGCCGGAGATGAGCTGCTGCACGGCGACATCGTAGTGATGTCCAACCCATGGCATGTGGCCGTCGTGCGCGGTCTCCAGGACCGTCCGCTAGTGCTCCACTCGTGGGACTACGGGCAGGCTGCTCCGCACCGAGGTCAGCTCCGCGAGCGACCGCTCACCGTCGAGCGAGGACAGTACCGCGAGCGCCGCGGTGCTCGTCGCATCGTCCGTCGGCTCGACCTCTGGGAGCTCCACCAGACTGCAGCTGCCGCCGGCCAGATCGAGCCGCCTTACCTGCCGAGAGAAGTCGCCGATGCCTATCGCCACCACTGACAACGGAAACGGGAACGGGCGCCACAGCCACTGCGCGCTGAGCCACGAGGCCTGCGCTGACCTCGTGGCCCAGCTGCCCGCGCGCATCGAGAGCGTCCAGCGTCTCGCCGAGCAGGGCGCCGAGGAATCGGCGCACACGCGGTCTCTCGTCGAGCACGTCTCCGACGAGCTGATGCGCATGCGTCAGGAGCTGTCGCGCCTCGCTGTGGCGGTGCATGACCACGGCGTCGAGTCCTCTGCTCGGTGGCTCCGCGTACTGGAGCACCTCGAGGCTCTGGACTCGAGGGACACGCTCCACGACGCGCGACTGGATCGCACCAGTCAGCGGGTGCAGCAGCTCACGGCGGCGCAGTGGGCGCGAGCCAACGCTCGCCCGATCGGCGTCGGAGCGGGAGCCACCGTGGGGCTAGGGAGCGCCATCTCCCTAGCCTGGTGGGTCGCGGAGCACGTCGTGCCGTTGCTGGCCGACGTGCTCGCGCGGTGAGCGGTCAGTTCTCGGGCGCCTCCTCGAGCACCCGCTCGCCGCTCTCGTCCACCCAGTGATCACCGCGATGAATCAGTGCGGGCACCTCGCCTTGAACGGCCGAAGTCATGGCGACGAAGGCGTCAACGGAGTCAAACTCCTCGCGCGTGCGAGTGTATCGGTCACTCACACATGCGACTCGCTTGGTGCGGGGGTCGGTCACAGCGCCCCCTTGATGGCAGCAAGGCAAGCCTTGGCCTTCTCAGCCTCGCCGCGGGCGGTGTCCGCGACATCTTGGTCGCGCGCTACGGCCTCCTGGCACTCTCCGATGAGTCGCTCCACGAGCTCGTCCGGCCGTCGAAGGAAGGGCCACTCACACACGGCTTCATAGGCTGACAGCGTCCGCACGGTGGCCGTCCAGTCGCACGAGGCGCCTTGCCAGCGGCTCCAGTGGCCCGAGTAGGTGACCTCGATGAGTGTCAGCCCCTCGCCAGCCGAGGCGTAGAAGAGGTCGCTACCCTCGTACTTGCCCTCGTTCTGGTTCGTCCACTCCTGCGCCGGGCCCACATCGTCAGGCTCGCATGACAGCGGGATGCCGTGCCATTCGGCCTCGACCTCGCCGTCGGAGCTAAGCTGAATCTGGCAAGACAGCGCTCCTCGCGCGGGCCGAAACGTCTCGAGGATGGCCTCGAGCACGTCAGCTTGCGCCTGTCGTGCCGCGGCGATGGCTCCGCTTGCTTCCACTCTCTTGTGCTGGGCGGCTTGGGCCGCGTCCTTCAGTTGAGCAATCTGTTGCATGTCGTTCTTCCCTTTCTCGACGGCTCCCGTGCCGTCATGATTAAGAGTATAGTCTCGGCAAGCGAGACTGTCAACCCATGTTCGACCGGCCCCGGTCGAATGCCGCTCTCGCCCATTGGTAGCGAGCGAGCAGGGCGAATAGCCGCGGTCGGCTCACCCCGAGCGCGGCCGCAGCGTCGTCGGCGGTGCCCGATGCGGCCGCAGCCGCGAGCATCGACTCGGCCTCTGCGCGGCACACGAGCGCCGAGGAGCAAGCCTGCTCCGCCACGCGGCAGAGCAGGCTGACCAAACTGTGTTCATTCATCGGGCAATACCGTCACGGTGCCCACTCGTGTGCCGTTGCGGATAATTGGGTCCTCCCGAGACTCTCCGTCTCGGGCCTGGAGAACGGCCAGGTTGCGGGCACGGAGCATTAGAAGCGAAAGTTCTTTCTCGTCGTCGATGTCGAGTTCGATCTTGATCTTCATCGTTCTTCCCTTTCTCGACGGCTCCCGTGCCGTCATGATTAAGAGTATAGTCTCGGCAAGCGAGACTGTCAACAGGAAAGTGCCCCGGCCGAAGCCGGGGCTTTCGTTGCGTCAGACCGTCACCTTGACGACCGATCGTCGGTCGTCCACGCATGCGTCGCGGACGTAGTAGCGACGGCACACCCGGACCGTCGTTTGTCCGTCGAAGACCCCCTCTTCCACGTACTGCCGAGCAGCCTGCTCGGCGGTCGCTGCCTTCTCCTCGCCGTCGTCGCCGTTGGCGTCGACGACCAGCCAAACGCACCGCCCGCGCGCCATGGTCGGTAGGGCTGCCAGGTCCGTCGCGGTCATGAGACTAGCGTAGTCTCGCTTGCCGAGACTGTCAAGTGTTATTGCGCCGTCCGCTGACGCCGTCTGTCATGTCATCAGATCTCCAATCACACACTCGAGGAACGCCGCCGCGACTTGCGGGACGATCGCGTTGCCGAGGGCGCGCAGCTGAGCCACGCGCCCGTCGGGATACCCATCAACCAGCACACGAACTCCGGCGCCAACTGGCCGGAGCTTCCCGTCGACGCACTCGACCCAACCTGATGGGCCAGACACGTCACCGATACCCCAGGGCGACCTGGGCTCCGGCGCTTGCGCTCGAGCGCTGCCTCCGCTGATCCTGCGAATTGGCTCGCCGTCGGCGTCCCCCATCCCGACAGCCTCGCTACCCCGGTCAGAGTTAGGCATACCTTCTCGTGGTCGCCTCCCGCGTAGGTGTATGCGGACCCTCTCGAGTCGTTCGCCCTGGGTGTAGGCCACCCAATAGAGCCGCTGTCGGAGGTGCGGGGCACCGACGCCCGCAGCTGGCAGATCGGCCGCCCCGACGGTGTAACCTGCTGCCTCCAGGTCAGCGTATACAGCGTCGAGCCATGCCCGTCCAGCCGGGCTCGCAACCTGCTCTCCAACGACGATTGGAGGGCGACACTCGCGGATGAGTCGCGCAAATTCCGGCCAGAGATGTCGAGGGTCAGCTGCTCCCAGTCGGCGGCCAGCCGTGGAGAACGGCTGACAGGGACACGAGCCGGTCCACAACTCTGCTTCGTCTGGCCACCCTGCGAGTCGCGCGGCGTAGCTCCACAGCCCGAGTCCGGCGAAAAAATGGCACTGCACGTCTCTGCAGTCGGCGGCGCCGAGTTCCGTGATGCTCCTCCGCTCGACTCTCCCGGGGCGCACGTGTCCCGCGGCGATGAGGTTCTCGAGCCAATCGCAGCAGTAGGGGTCGACTTCATTGTACACCCAGTCTGACCTTATCACCACGCAACACAGCGCGTTTCACGGCTGTGTCGACGACCCGAACCACCTCGGCATGGCTCATCCCTACCGACGCCGCTGCTGCTGCCGACACTTCGACATGTGACGAGTTGACCGTTGGGTACGATGCCAGTCGATCGCGCATCAGCTTCTCGATGCTGTCTCGATCTGGCAGCTGGTACTCTAGTATCTTGTCAAAACGACGATGCAACGCATGATCGAGCAACGACGCTAGGTTGGTGGTGCCGACGATGACGCTACCGTGGTCCTCCTCGAGAAACTGCAGCAACGAGTTGACGGCTCGGCGCATCTCTCCCACGTCCTCCGTGTTGTGCCTAGATGCGCCCAATGCGTCAATCTCATCGAGCAGGTACACACCCCGCACCGATCGCGTTGTGTCGAAGACATGCCGCAGCTTCGACGCTGTCTCGCCGAGGTGACTGCATATGACAGCGTGTAGCTCAACTCGCATCAGAGGGAGCCCCAGCTCGCCTGCCAAGATCGCAGCGGTCATCGTCTTGCCGGTCCCCGGAGGGCCCGTGAGCAGCATCTTCGTTGCCGGTTGCAGCCCGTGGTCGCGCAAACGGTCGCGCGCCTTCAGCTCGTCAATGAACGACCGCAATGCATCCTTGATTTCTCGGGGCGCGATGAGATCATACAGCACAGAGCTAGGGCGAGAAACTGACAGCAACCCCTTGGCTTGCTCCGGTATTTCTGCGGATGCTTTGCCTAGCAGCGCCCGAAGGTCCTCGGCCATTTTACTCGACTTCTGGCGCGCAATTATCTGCATCACGACGGCGCGAAACATCCTGTCATCGCGCCGAACATGGCTCGAAACAAGACACCTTATTTGCTCTGCTGTCGCCATGCTCATACCCTCATTGGCATCACGACGGCGTCGAGTCCGTCGCTTCGCAGCACGATCGGATCGAGCTCTCCGTTGAACCAGACCGAGACCGTGTCGGCCGACATGGCTCCGAGCGCATCGAGTAGGTACCTCGCGCTCGCTCGCGTAGTGACCGACGGGCCGTCATACTCGATGCTGACTCGGTCAGTCGACGTGCCAGCTGGCGACTCGGCCGACAGATCAGTGCACGGGCCTCGACGGCGACAGCACCGGAGGTCGCCACACGAGATGGCGCGGCGCCGATGACTGCCATGCGAAGATCAGTGGCCGACGCGCTCAGCTGGCCGTCGTGGGCTCGGAGCAGAGTGCACCCGAGCGCAGGGGTGGGAGATCGCTTCTCCGCAACCGACTGGCACCTGGCCAGCAGTGGGAGAAGGGCTTGGCGTGTGATGGTTGCCTTCACAGTATCTGTCTCCTCTCGGTCGGAATTCTAAGTCTCTCGGCCTCCGCGATCTCGGTCCGCATGCCTGCGCTCACTCCCCGGTCCACGTAGACCGCCAGCAGTTCGCACCGGCGTAGCCACTCTAGTCCAGCGTTGATGCCGAGCTTACGCTCGTGCTCGTCGCAGTCGTCGAGCACCTGAGGATAGAGCAGGTGTGGCGCGAACGGTGCCTCGCCACGTATGAGGCTGTTGGTGAGACAGAGGCGCGCATACAGGATGTTATCCGTCATGTGGCCCGCCAGCGGGCTCGCTATGAATACCCTCATTGTTCCTCCGGCTCTGCCGAGAACAAGACGATCATTTCGCCTGTCACGTGATAGACCTCGGTCGCGTCGCTGCCAAACAGGCGCACCGTGACAAGCTCTCCACCGTTAGTGAAGTGATCGTAGCATTCTGGATCTGCAGCGCACCTTCGCTCGGCCAGCATGCGCGCAGCTCGAGCTGGTGACTCGGACTCCACGCTGAGGCCGTCATCCTCGTCCTGATGCTCTGTCAGCCACACATGCCAGTGTTTCAACGCCACAGCCACCTCCACAGTCTCACCCACCAAGGATCGGGTATCGCCATGCGACGCAGGACGGCGAGCCCGTCCACGTCGTGCACTCGGCGTACAGTGGACTCCTCCACGTCCCACGCCGCGGTTCGTTCTGACTCCAGCCGACTGCGAAGGTCAGCGTCGACGTGCCAGAGTGTCACTTCGTCGTCCAAGTCGAAGGTCATAGATGGTCACCTTGCTCCGCCATCCACTCGGACACCTCCGGGCATTCGAGGTATTCTTGGCCATCGGAGCGTAGCCACTCCACGAGGTCGCATTCGATGACACCGTGGATCTTGATCAACTCGTGACCGTCGAGCATCGTGTCGAGAAGCACACGTGCTGCTCGGATCTGATGTGGAGAGAATTCCCTGACGATTCGGAGAGCGAACATGGCGTCACCGGCAACCTGCCTCGCTATTCCGTCGAGAAACTCCTCCGTGCCTGGTACGTACACCGCCACCCTTGGTCGCCGTGGCCACGGAGGGTTGGTCGACTCGACGATGCATCTCAGCGCATCGTCAAGCGACTCGAACAACTCATCACAGCTCCAGAGAAACGGCTCGATCTCTCTACCTTCGGCAACGATCGCGAACCACTCAGAACGTGATTGCGTCATCGTCAAACTCCTCTCCGTAGTCGCCATCATCCTGCTGAGCGCCACCGCCACTGACGCCTCCCCTGCCGCTAGAGCCGCCTCCACCGCCGCCGAGGAGCTTCACGTCGGACACCTTGATCTCGGTGCGGTATCGCTTCTGCCCGTTGTCCTCCCAGCTTCTCGTAGTGAGGCTACCCTCGACAGCTAGCCTCGTGCCTTTGCTGAGGTACCGAGACAGTGCCTCAGCGCGCTTGCCCCACAGCACGCATGAGTGCCACTCGGTGGTCTCCTTTGCGTTGCCGTCGCGGTCCTTGAATTTCTCCGTGGTTGCCATTCTGAACGAGCACACGCTCGTCCCGCTCTGGGTGTGGCGCAACTCGCAGTCCGCGCCAAGATTTCCTATCAGGATCACTCGGTTGAACACGTCAGCCGTCCTCTCCGGGCTCGCGCTGTTCCTCCGCTTCTGGCTCCGAAACCTCGCCGGTCTCTGGGTCGTGCGGAGGAACATCGTTGCGCGGCTCGCTCTGGTGCTCGTCCAGCTGCGGGGTGATACCGACGGACTCCAGTGCACCCTGGACATCGGCATCCACGATGGTCACGCCGCGCTCTGACGACTCGTCGACGACGGCAGCGTGTGCCATCTCCGCTGACTTCGGAATCCACTTGAAAAGCTGGCGAACGGCTGTCTTCAGCGCCATGGCTTCCCAGCTGGTTAGCCACGGAGACCCCGGCTTGCTGCTGCTTCGTGACATGGCCCGAATCGACTCGACACGGGCCGCCGTCAGTACCTCAAACGCCGGCTCCGCGTCCCTGATCTTAGCCACCGCGTAGACGTGGGTGATGGGGCGCGCTTCGCGGTCGTGCGCCGTGCTCGGCACGTGGCGCAGCCGCTTCTCCAGCCCTAGCTCGTACTCGAAGGCATCCCCTTCGCGAACCGAGTGGGCATACACCGCCGTCACTCGCCCGGAGCGCAGCGCCAGATCGATCATGCCCTGGTAGCCGATGATGAGCTGGCACTGCGTGATGCCCCGCTTCCGGTCCTCGAACGGAATGAGGTGCGCGTGTTGCATCGGAGTGTTGACTTCGAGTCCTAGCTGGCTGGCTTGCAAGACGCTTCCAAGAAACGAGTAGCGGTCGCACTGCGCGAGCTTCGGAGTCGACCTAAGCGCGGTCATGGCGATCCTGGTCATTCGGTCCACGCTACAGTGCTTGGGTAGGGCATCCCTCATCTGCGGGCCCATGCGCTCGAGCAGCGTCGCGAGGTCGTTGCGCCCCGCGCTGTTGCCGGCTGACTTCTGCTTCACGATCTGGCCCGTCTTGTCGGTTCTCACGCTCATCGTCGTTCTCCTTTCGGCTGCGCCAGGCGCAGCACTCTAGTCGTGCTCGGCTGCACCGTGTAGCCACGGCGCTGTTGCTCCTTGTATGTCCACACCCTGCCGTCCGACAGGATGCCGCGAGTCGCTGGCCCGAGCGCAGCGCGTAGCTCGTTCTCCAGCGCCGCGATGACTCTCTCTGCCATGTCCTTCTGCCTCTTCGCTTCCTCGATGGCGTCTGTGTGGTCTGCCATCTGGGCAGACAGCATCACATCGCTGCCATCGTCGGATTGGTACATCGCCAGCAGCGCGCGGCGCGCAGAGAATGACCCGTCCGGCGGCGGCGGGTCCTGGCCCAGCACTCGCTGCCAGAATCGCTCGCCGTTGTAGACGATGCGATTGACCCATTCTGGGTCTCTCTCGATGTCTTCCCACACCATGCGCTGTCCGCCAATCAGCGCAGCAATTGTAGCACGATGACAGCCGGTGACCAGCATCTGTTGCTGCACCTGTGCGACGTAGTACTCGGGAGCACCGTCTTCCCATGCCTGCTCCTGTCGCGCGCCAACCGCCTTGACCTCGAGCGGCCACGGCTGCTTTTCATCGCCCTGCGGGTCCCATGTCCAGGCGTCCAGCGTCGCGATGGCCCACGTGTGCTCCGTGGAGCGAAGCAGCTCTCCACCGTGCAAGACACTGCGCCCGGTGCGACGCGCGAACTCCTGGATGATAACGGGCTCCAGCAGGTGTCCCCACTGGATAGGCTCGCGGTCGCTGAGATCCTCGCGCTCGCCAGACACCTTCTCGTGCCAGAGTTCCAGCGCCGACTTGAACGGCGAGATGCCGAGCACACTGGCAATCTCACTGGCGCCGATGCCGTAGCACCTGGCGTTGAGCCATGCTCGTTGGTCGGAGTGGCTGTCGGCCACTCGCTCGTAGGGTGGTGTCATTCTAGTATCATCCCTTCCAGTCCTGGCAATGGCATGATGCCATAGGTATGGCGAAACGGCTGTGCGCGCAGTACTGGCGCTGCGCCCCTCTGCTCAAGCGACCCGATCGCTTCAAGTACATCGATCGCTTTGGTCAGCTGACTGCAGTTCTCAAGAGCGTCGCTACGAAGATTCGGGTACATCTCCGCGATGGCTTCCTGTCTCTCCCCGGCAATGGCACGGACCCCTTGATAACACCGTCCCGTCCTTCATCCGTGACCCTGGAGCCCACCACCTCCGTTTCGGCTCCGGGTCTACTGGTTCTCCCCTCGGCCTGGAAGTACGAGAATGGGACCCCCCGCTGGTCATTCCCCCGTCAATCCACCCAGCGGCGATCAGGCTCACGCCGGACTCGTCTCCGTGGGTGTGGGTATCCATGCGCTCTGCTCCCATAGCCCTGGCCGCGCGCCACGCCGCCCCGTACAGCATTGAGCAGGCGTTCCGGTGCCCCTCGGCCACGGCGCACCGGAGCACCCGCAGGTGCTCGTTCGTTGGGGAGGTCTGCACCCTGCTGGGATGACCCACCAGGATAACGCCTACCACCTCGCCGGCATCGTCGACCACGGAAACCCCCCACATTGCCCCCTGTACTCGTGGGAGACGCCGGTGGACCTCAGACACGAACCCAAGTGCTGAACCGCGACGGACTGTGATGGGACGCAGTGTCAGCTTCTCGTACATAATTGCACCATATCAAGCGTCTCTTGCAACTCGAATCATCGTCGTTCTCATTGGTTCGCGAGCGTGTGTGGCATCGCGCTCTGGCGATGCGTGTATGACTCACACGCTCGAGCGGACGACAGACGCAGGAGAAAAGGGGGAATGGTCCCACGTCTGTCGCCAGCTCCAGCGCGCGAGCCGTGTCAGTGCGTCAGTCCTTCGTTGCCAGCGCCCACGCCATGACCAGCATGCATGGCGTGAGCATCAAAAGCACGATAACGACCGCGCTTTGAAGCGGGTCTACCATCACTTGACCCGCACCAGCCCGGGCTTCCGTGTCGGCTGGTCGTACATGCCGAGCTCCCACTTCGCCCACACGGCGCGGAGCAGCATCTGCAGGTGCCCGATGCGCATCCTCCCGATGTGCATCGGGTCGATGTCCTCGAGCGCAAGCTCGAGCTCGGAATCGCTCCACTCCTCCGAGGCCAGTGACACTCCGTGTCCGTCATCGGAGATTACCAGCGTCAGCCGACCATCGGAGATGGCCATGCTGCCATCCCTCTCCAGTCTGGCAATCACGGTCGCACCTCGCTCTCGTGCTCGAGAGGGTCGATGGCGCGCAAGGTCGGAGGCTGGTCGTAGTCAGCGTCACGGAGCCGGCGCTCCACCCGATCCAGCGTCTGCTGGAGCCAGGGGTGCAACTCGTCCTCGAGCTCGACGGATGCGCTGACTAGCTCGTGTTTCAACGGCGAGCATCTGTAGTGCTCGAGCTCAGTGGTGTTCCCGTCGCAGTCGAACTCCACCCGCATGTCGCGGGTGATGACTCGTACAGTGCCGGACGATGGCTTCTCGGCCTCGTCCAGCGCATCGCGGATTCGGCTGCGAATGCGCTCCCAATCGATGTAGCGCTGAGCGCGCTCGTCGCCGATTGCGGTGTGCAAATATTCAAACAGATCGGCCCTCTTCGGGTGGCGCGGGCACATGCTCATCGCGACAGCTCCTTTCTGGACGACTCACGGTTTCGGATGGCTCGGGACAGATCGGCACGCTGCGCGTCGAACAGCTGGAGCGCCATCTCCAGCGTGTGTCGAGCGGTCTCTACAGCAACCCAGTCCTGTGCTGCCACCGCGGAGTCCAGATGGCGCGCTGCCTTGCGCGCCATGGCCTCTCCAGAGGTCACAACGCCCCCCTGATCTGCACGAGGACAGCGGCTTGCGCCACGTCCTCGTGGATGCAGTGTTCGATCGCCCTGTTTAGAAACAGCTTGGCGTCGCTGTCGTTGACAGCGTCTAGCGCTCGCCTGCAGTTGACAGCTACGTTGTGGCTGCTGCTGCCAGAGATGGCTAGCAGCCTTCCCCTGTCGTTACACGAGATCATCGTCGTACTCCTCTTTCGCGGCACCGCGCCGACAGGGACAAGCGTAAAAGACGGCGAGCCGGATTGCTAGAGGCAAAAGTTACGGGTGAAAAAAACGGCTGGCCGGACGGCTTGCGAGCAAACGGCCGTGACCGCGACGATTGCGCTTGCGCTTGCGACGCGAGCCCTTTACGATCGTCAATCATGGCGTTCGGTGATCGGTCGCGTGAAGCACGCGAGTCGCTCGGGTGGACCCAGCTGGAGCTGGCTAGGCGCTCCGGGCTGAGCCCTTCTGTTGTTTCTATGGTCGAGTCGGGCAAACGAAGCCCGACTCTGGACACGGCGAGCAAGATCGCGAGAGCTCTCGGAAGCTCTCTCGACGAGCTCGTCTCCGACTGGGATCGCGAGCTAGTACGCGATGAACCCTCCGAGGTCGAGTGAGCCTCGAGCTGTGGATCGATGGCCAGCGGGTCGGGACAGAGCGCCACTGCCGCGTCGTCCTACCGCTTGACCTCTGCCCGCCGAGCAACAGGACGCGCCACACCCAGAGGTGGCAGCACGCCGCGGAGAAAGAGGCACTCTGGAAGGCGATGGCATCCCAGGTGCTCCCGCGTCGGGCGGCGCTGGTCGGTCGCCCCATCGTCCACTGCGTTCGGCACTCGAGCGTGCAGCCAGACAGGTGGAGCGACTGGGCAAAGCGCCCGGTCGACATGCTGTGCTGCCCCCGCGGAAGGGCTCGCACGCATCGACTAGGCTATCTCGTGGACGACTCTCCGAAGCACGCGGAGGTCGTACAGGAGTGGGTGTATGCACCTCCCGGGGACGGGCGAGTTGTGATTGAAGTTTGGACATAAGGAACGGTGAGATGACGACAGAGAACCTAGAGCAGATCGGCGCGAGGCTGTCCAAGCTGATGGCTGATTCCGACGTTGGGCCAAACTTCGCAGCGTGCGAGGTGATGGCACTGGCATCCAATTGGGACTCCTTCCGCGAGGAGTCTGACGGACTGTCAGTGTCCGGGTGGTTGAAGAGGGTTGGGTTCGCTGCCGGCCGAAACGAGTCATGGTTCAAGCGGAGATACCAGGGGCTGGTGGCGCTTGGGTATTCCCCGAAGGCCAACTCGGCGGTCCGCAAGAATATCCACCACGACGTGGTGTGCCGGATCGGCGGGATGAGGCTTGACCCAGTGCATCTAGATGAGATCAAGCGTGAGCTGATCTGTGGGTACCAAGCCACCGGGGCACCGCTGACGCCTAACCAGGCTGACCCGATCATCGCTCGCGTCGTGGGCAAGAATCCACGACAGCCATCAGCGAAGGACCGGCGAATCCAGGAGCTCGAGGCCATCGTGCTGGAGAAGGACCGAGAGATCGCCGAGAAGGACCGAGAGATCGCAGCGTTGCGTGGCGGCAGGCAACAGCATCGCTCGCACAAGGATGTTCCGGGTCGCGCTCTGGATGCAAACCCAGGGGGGCTGCTGTGAAGCTTCCTGACACAATCCTGGTCGGAGAGTTCCAGTTCACCCGGTACGGTGGACGGCAGGAGTGGACCTGCAGGGATTACCTGCTCGAGCGCAAGAAGACCCCAGAAGGGGCCAAGTGGCTCGTCACTGGGATTCCCGCCGGCGTCAAGAGCGCGGTCCTTAACAAGGAATGGCGCGACAACCCGGAGCGCGCATTCCGAGCGAACATCGCCCGACAGGTGGACCACATTGAACGCTTGTGCGCCTCCCAGCGCGCCGTTCTGGAAAGAGAACTCAGAAAGTCGTCTGGACGCAAGGATGAGCCCATCCCGAGCGAGCTATGCCCACCGAACGAATGACAATGGTTCAGAGCGAGCCAAGCATCACGAACGAACGAATGACAATACCAGTGAGCGAGCCATGCATTCGGAACGAATGACATGTCCGTCGAGCGAGCCAGAACGCCGGAACGAATGACATCGGCCTCGAGCTAGCCACCATCCCTGAACGAATGACACACGCGAAAAGCGGGCCACAATGGCAGAGCGAATGACACATTGTCCAAGCGAGCCATGCTGCTCGAACGAATGACAGAAGGGTAAAGCGAGCCATCGACTGAGAACGAATGACAACGTTGAGGAGCGAGCCATCGCTTCGGAACGAATGACAACGAGAATGAGCGAGCCAACCGTGGCGAACGAATGACACAGTGATCGAGCGAGCCAGTCGCCCCGAACGAATGACATGACGCGAGAGCGATCCAACCCAACGAAACGGAACAGAACGATGACACTGAAAAAACTAGAGCGAACCATGAAGCGGACACGCAAGGCACGAGATGAGCTGCCGTGCACCGACGACCCCATCCTCGAGTTGAGACTCCTCGTCAATCAGCATCGCGCTGCGACGAGGGCCCGCGTCGCCATCGAGAACATGTGCAAGGACAAGGAGGCCCGCCAGGACATCCCAGCGCGAGGGCTCAAGAAGGGCGACAAGATCCCTTGCCCGTTGCCAGACGATGTCCGCCACACGTTTTTGAACGGGAACAAGGCGGCCGACCTTCAGATCGGCGCGCTGGAGCGGCGAATTGATCGGGCACTGAGACCGATCCCAATCTATGACGTGTTCCTGCGGCACGTCTTTGGTTTAGGCCCTGTGGTGAGTGCCTACCTAGTGTCCACCGTGGACATCCGCAAGGCGGACAAGCCGAGCAAGCTCCACCGCTACTGCGGGCTGGCCGTCATCAATGGCCGACTCGAGAGACGCGAGTCGGGCCGAGTCTCTGCCTACAACTCCGACCTCCGCACGAGGCTCCATCAGGCTGCTTCCGCCATGCGGAAGAATGCATCTTCGGCATCACTCACACCGGAGATGAGAGCCGAGCGGAAGCGGATCCGAGAAGCTGCCAAGGAAGAAGGTGTCAAGCCCAAGATGCCCCACATCGATCGAACGTGCACATCGAAATACCTGCAAGCATGGGAGGATCACAAGCACCGCATCCTCTCGAGCGACCGCGTGGAGAAGGGGAAGATCGTCCCCTTGCATGACGGAGAGCCCGCAGGGAAGGCGGTATCGGCCCAAGGCTTCGCGGACAACGCAGGATGGCACAAGGCCATGCGTCTGCTGCTCGAGGACGTGTACGTTGTCTGGCGCGCACTTGAAGGCCTCCCGGTGTGGCCCGACTACCACGCGGCGAAGCTGGGGTATGCCCACGGCGGGCGGCGGATCCAGGTTGACGAGCCGAGGATGCTGACAGTCGAGGAAGCTCTCGAGCTTGTCGGTGACCCAGGAAAGATCAGCGTCGCTGAAGCGGCGGAGTGAGCCAGGGCACCCGAACGAATGACATTAGCCGAGAGCGAGCCATTCAGCTCGAACGAATGACATGAAGGATGAGCGAGCCAGTTCCCTCGAACGAATGACACGGGCGAGAAGCTAGCCAAATACTGCGAACGAATGACATTGCGCGGAAGCGCGCCATACTCGCGGAACGAATGACATGATCGGAGAGCGAGCCATGCCCTACGAACGAATGGCAACGCCCGAGAGCGAGCCATCGGGCAGAAACGAATGACATCCTAGCGAAGCGAGCCACGATTCCGGAACGAATGACATAAGTGGGAAGCGAGCCAGGTGCTTTGAACGAATGACATCGCGTGAGAGCGAGCCAAAAGCGGCGAACGAATGACACGTATTGCGAGCGAGCCAACCTCCACAACCGAATGACAAGCGCGCCAAGCGAGCCAAAAGTCCGGAACGAATGACAACGGCCATGAGCGAGCCAAAAGTCCGGAACGAATGACAACGGCCATGAGCGAGCCAAAAACCGAGAACGAATGACAATGGCCATGAGCGAGCCATGGTAGCTGAACGAATGACATCGAGACCGAGCGAGCCATCGATGCTGAACGAATGACAACGATCATGAGCGAGCCAAAAATGCTGAACGAATGACAACGGCTCGGAGCGAGCCAACCTCGACGACCGAATGACAGCAAGTACGATCCACCCCACAACGGCATACTCCCGGGTTCGAGTCCCGGGGTGGGGCCAACTCAAAAGAGGAGACGATGACGAACGAATATCAGCGGCTACTGGAATCGAAACGACGGCTGGCCCCGTCCTGCGGGCTCGACGTGGAGCCCGAGAACCCGATGCTCTATCCGCACCAGCGGGACATCACCCGGTGGGCGCTGCGCAAGGGGCGCGCTGCCGTTTGGCTCGAGTGCGGGCTAGGCAAGACCCCCGTCGCGCTCGAGTGGTCACGAGCCGTCCGCGACGCAACCGGCGGCCGAGTGCTGATTCTCGCACCACTCGCAGTTGCCGGGCAGTTCGTCAGAGAAGGCAGGAAATTCGGCGTGGACGTGACCATCGCCCGGTCCGACGACGACGTGACCGACGGCATCGTGGTGGCCAACTACGAAAGGCTTCACCGGTTCGATGCCGGCCAATTCGCTGGGGTAGTGCTAGATGAAAGCTCGGTGCTGAAGGACTACACAGCGAAGACACGAAACCAGCTGATTCGGTCCTTCGCCGAGACACCCTACCGGCTCGCGTGCACCGCCACGCCGTCCCCGAACGACTTCGTTGAGCTCGGCAACCATGCCGAGTTTCTCGGTGTCATGTCACGAACGGAGATGCTCAGCACCTTCTTCGTCCACGACGGTGGCTCGACGCAGGATTGGAGACTCAAGGGTCACGCGCAAGGCGATTTCTTTCGGTGGCTGGCGTCGTGGGCCGTTGCGCTTCGGTCGCCCGCCGACCTTGGCTATGACGGGTCGAGCTACGAGATTCCGCCACTCAACACTCACCACATCGTGGTCGAGACACCCAAGCACGCAGGCACTGGGCAGCTCAGCCTGATTCAGACGCAGGCCTCCGGGTTGCTGGAGCACCGCCAGGCGAGGAAGTCGAGCCTCGCGATGCGCGTCGCTCGCGCGGCCGAGATCGTTGCCGCTGAGCCCGATGAGACATGGCTTGTCTGGTGCGACCTCAACGACGAGAGCGCCGCGCTGACGAAGGCCATTCCGGGAGCAGTCGAGGTGAAGGGGTCAGACTCCGTGGAGCACAAGGAGACGGCGCTTGCCGGCTTCTCAGACGGGGCAATCAGGGTGCTCGTGAGCAAGCCCAGCATCGCAGGCTGGGGGCTCAACTGGCAGCACTGCTCCCGCGTTGTCTTCGTTGGCTTGTCGCACAGCTTCGAGCAGTACTATCAGGCAGTGCGACGCACGTGGCGGTTCGGTCAGACGCGACCGGTCGAGTGTCACATCGTGACATCGGACCGCGAAGGATCCGTTGTGGAGACCCTGAAACGGAAGCAGGCAGACGCCGCAAAGCTGGTCGATGGGCTCGTGGAAGAGATGCGAGAGACGATGGCCTCGGAGCTCCGCGGAGCTGTCCGCACGGCGGACCCCTACGAGCCCAAGGTCGACATGACAATCCCGACATGGGTCGGACAGGACGACGAAGAAAGAGAGGTAGCGTGATGGCAACGACGACGAAGGTGCTCGGGCAGAACGAAGGAAACGACTGGGTGGCGTACCACGGTGACTGCGTGGATGTGGTGGGCGGACTCTCGGACGATAGCATCCACTACTCGGTCTTCTCGCCACCGTTCGCGTCTCTGTACACCTACAGCGCATCTGAGCGCGACATGGGCAACTGCTCAAACAGCGAGCAATTCTTTGAGCACGTGCGGCACCTGTATCGCGAGCTGTTCCGTGTCACGAAGCCAGGCCGTCTCTGCTCCCAGCATTGCATGCTGCTGCCCACCTCGAAGGCGCGCGACGGCTACATCGGGCTGGCCGACTTCCGCGGCGATATCATCCGAGCGATGGCAGCCGAGGGATGGATCCATCACTCCGAGGTAGTGATTTGGAAGGACCCGGTCACAGCGATGCATCGCACCAAGGCGCTCGGGCTGCTGCACAAGCAGCTTAAGAAAGACTCTGCGATGAGCCGACAGGGAATCCCTGACTACGTCGTGACGTTCCGCAAGCCTGGAGAGAATCCAGAGAGGGTATCCCACACCGACGAGAGCTATCCAGTCAGCGAGTGGCAGCAGGTGGCGTCGCCAATCTGGACGGACATCGACCCGAACGACACGCTCCAGTATCAGAGCGCCAGGGAGCACGAGGATGAGAGGCACATCTGCCCTCTCCAGCTCGAGGTCATACGCCGGTGCCTCCGACTCTGGACGAACGAGAGAGACACCGTGCTTTCCCCGTTTGCAGGCATCGGCTCCGAGGGTCATGTGGCGCTCGAGATGGGCAGACGATTCGTCGGTGTGGAACTGAAGGGGTCCTACTACCGGCAAATGGTGGCCAACCTTCAGAAGGCAGGGAAGCAGCTGCAGCTTTGGGGGACATGATGAGGTGCTACCACTGCCAACACTGGACGGCGACGAAGTCAAGCGCGCGGCTTCCAATCGACCAGCAACTGGGCGAGTGCGCAAGGCTAGACCACCGCGTGACTGACGCGACGTTCTTCTGCGCGGACTTCGAGCCTCGGCAAGACGCAGTGAACGAGCCGCTGGAAGGGAACCCATGAATTTCCAGCGAGAGGGATGGGTCAAGGCCTACAAGAAAGAGTCTCTCACGAACAAGAGCGCTCCCGTCCACGTCCGAGGGCTGCGGTACTACCTGCTCGTTCTGGCCGAAGACGACGGGACGCTGCTGCGGGTCCACTCTGGACATGAGATGGTTTCGTCCCTGGACACGTCCGCGGACAGTCCGCGGACACGTCCGCGGACAAACCCGGACACGTCCCGGACAGGAGCGGACAACGTCCGGACAACGTCCGGACGAGTCGTGGACGCACTCGTGGACGTGCTCGCGCCGGCCGACTTCGAGCGCGAGATGACCAGGGTCGGAATCCAGTTCCTTCTGGCCGACGGCTACCTCTCGCTTGACACTGAGACTGGAAGAATCTGGATCACCAACTTCGTCGAAGCGCAGCGATCTCGCACGAAAGACGCGGAAAGAAAGGCTAAACGGCGCGCATCTGAAAAGGCTCGTGCTGCCGCCGGCACCGAGCAAGTTGACCTGGACACGTCCGCGGACAGTCCGCGGACAGTCCGCGGCCATTCCGCGGAAAGTCCGCTAGAAAAGAAAAGAAGAGAAGAGAAGAGAAATACTGCTGCTGCCGCAGCAGTCGCGCGCGCGAGCGACGCCGTCGGCAGCAGCAGCGGCAAGGGCGAGCAACAGGTCACACCACATTCCGAGCCTGTCGCGCCGTCCACGACCAAGGTCCCGTGCCCTGCCGACCTCCGGCTCACCAGCGACCAGGCTGCTACGCTCCAGACGAGCCTCCCGGGGCTCGAGCAATGGGCTGTCGACGCACTGACGACGAAATTCGTGGCCAAGCATCAGGCCGACCAGTCCGACACGCGAAGCCTCGTGAATTGGCGCAAGGCGCTCTCGTCGGCCATCTGCGGCGACTGGCAGCACCCATCGAGGCGTCCGACGAAGCCACACCCGGATGAAGCAGAAACCGCCGAAGCCCTGAAACGGCGCCAAGCGCGCAACCGTGCGCTCATCGCCGCTGACACCGACCGCAGGCGCCAGGAACTCGAGGCGTTCGCTGCAGCTGGCGGAGGTGCCCGGTGAGCGCCCAGCTCCCGCCCCACGACCTCGACGCCGAGCAGATCCTCGTCGCTGCGGCGCTCCTCGATGGCCAGGAAACACTCGGCGAAGTGGCGACCATCGTCGGATCCAGGGACTTCTACTCGGACTCGCATCGTCGCATCTGGGACGCTCTCGTGACCCTCGACGCAGGGTGTCACGCGCTCGATGTGACATCCGTTGCCGGCTACCTGCGGGACCACGGTCACCTGTCCGCCGTGGGTGGAATCGCTGGGATCGTCGATTTGGTCGACCAGACGCCGACGGTCGGCCATCTCGCCGAGCATGCCCGCAGGGTGGCCGAGAAGGCGTCTCTCCGCCGCATAGCGGACGTTTGCGGCCGAGTCCGGGCCGAGGCCCTAGCGGCACCCGAAAACGTCTCTGAGTGGCGCTCATGCGCCGAGGCACGAATCTGGGAAGCGACCTCGGGAGCGGAGCAGAGCGAGACCATCTGGACGCTCGACGAGATGCTCGACGAGGTGCAGACCAGACTGGACCACCCGGAGGAAGTTTCTGACCACGTTGTCCCAACCCGCTTCCCGGAGCTGGACCGAAAGCTCGGCGGAGGACTGCGTCGCGGGCAAAAATACACTCTCGCCGCTCGCCCCGGCGTAGGCAAGACGGGTTGGGCCATCAGCTGCGGTCTCAACGTTGCCGAGTCCAGCTACCGCGGGACGCCGCAGGGGGTCGTATTCGTCTCGCTGGAGCAGCCGAGAGCGGACTTCATCGCACGAGCCGTGGCGCAGCGGGCAGGAGTCGATTGCCGGTTGCTCGAGTCGGGGAAGCTGGACCCGCGCCAGCGCCACGACGTGGACCGCGCCATGGGGCTGCTCCGCGGGCTACCGCTCGCCATAGACGAGGCTGGTCAGCAAACAACGGCAAGCGTCCGACGGGCTGTCCGCCGAGCGCTGTCACGGCTTCGCCGTCGAGACCCAAGAATCGAGCTGGCGATGGTCGTCGTGGACCACATCCACATCATGACTGGCCCGCGAGACACCAATCGTGAGGGAGAGATTAGAAGCCTGTCGAACGGCGACCGTGAACTCGCAAAGGAGCTTGATTGCGTGGTGCTCGAGCTGGCTCAGCTCAACCGGTCAGTCGAGTCCGAGCCCGACAAGCGTCCGACACTAAAGCACCTTCGTGACAGCGGCAGCATCGAGCAAGACAGCTTTGGCGTTCTGATGCTTTACCGCGAGGACATGTATCGCGATTCCGACAAGCACACAGGGGAAGCGGAGTTGCTGATTCGCAAGGTCCGTCAGTACGGCCAGCTTGGCATGGTGCCGATGCTGTTTGACGGCCCGTCTACGCGATTCATGTCACTGGACGAGCGGGAGATTCCGACTGGAATCCAGGACATCGGAGAAGACGGAGGCAGGTGGTGAGCAGGTGGAAAGTCATTCGGTACCCGAAAGCTCACAGCGTGCCCAGAGTACTGCGGGAGCTGCGGGTGCAGAACGCCGAGATCGAGCCATACGACCGCCCGACAAAGAGGTCGGAGTGCCCGACAGAGCGGCCGTGCCCGTTCGTGTCGTGCCGGTATCACCTTGCAATCGATGTGACACGCGCGGGCGGCATCAAGTTCAATTTCCCTGATCTCTCGCTTGACGAGATGCAGGAGACATGCGCTCTCGACGTGGCGGGCGACGGAGAGAACACGACTCAGCGCATCGCTGACCTGCTGAACGTGGAAAGACAGCGCATTGACCACATGATCGAGCAAACGACTGCCAGCCTTACAGAGAAGTTTGAAGAGCATGATACCTGACCATTACAGCTGCCGGTGCTCTTTGGCGGCGATTAGGAGAGAAACCATGAGAAAGTATACTGGAATCGATGTATCGCACCATCAGGATGTCAGTCAGCTGAACGCCGCTCTCTACGACTTCGCCTACGTTCGCGCCACCTATGGCGTGCGTCCAGACGCAGAATCCGAGGGATTTGCGAAGGCGTTTCGCGGCGCCAGCGTGCCATTCGGGCTGTATCACTTCTTGCGGCAGGGCCAGGACATCGAGGCTCAGATCGAAGCATTTCGCAGGGTGTCGGACGCGCTGAAGCCTGACCTCCGTCCGGCGCTCGACGTGGAAAGCAACATGCGATACGACGGCTCGCCGGACTGGGAGCGAATCAGTGATCTCGTGGGTCGGTGGCTAGACGAGTGGCCAAGCTGTCTCGTCTACAGCAACATGATCGATCTCGAGAGGCTCGGCGTGTGGAGAAAGCGGCCATACGCATCTCACCTATGGCTGGCACAGTGGGGTGTGGAAGAGCCATCTTTGCCGTGCGCAATCTGGCAGTGCGACGTGACTGGCTCCAGTGGTTACGCAAGCGGCAAGATCCCTGTCGACATCAACGTGACGCACAACCTGGAAGCGTTGCGCAGCGCAAAGACCGTGGAGCCAGAGCAGTGCGCCACTATCTCCGACCTGGTGCGCCTTGCTCACGAGGTCTCGTGTGAGAAAGGCTGGTGGGGTGAGACACTCGACACCGGGCCAGACTCGCTCGGAGCGAAGATTGCGCTGATTCACTCGGAGGTGTCGGAAGCTCTCGAATGCGTCAGGGTCAACGAACTTGACGAGGAAACCGTCAACGGAAAGCCGGAAGGGATGGTCGTCGAGATGGCGGACGCTGTCATCCGCATCGCCGACTTGTGTGGCGCACTTGAACTCGACCTTGAAGGCGCCATCAATCGGAAGATGGCCTACAATCGCACTCGGCCGCATCGACACGGAGGCAAGACACTGTGAGCCGTAGTGACTTGCTAGCCTTGCAGCGCGAACGAAGGGCAGCAGGCTTGTGCTCGGCCCACGGCGAAACTAAGCCGTGCGAGCGGTGCGCCGAAGCCATGCGCAAGAGAAAAGCTGGTATGGCCCGATCTCACGAGTCACGCAAGGCACAAAAGGCAGCTCGAAAGGCCGCTAGCAAGCCTGACGCAAAGCCGGAGCCTAGTGTCTCGCAGATTGAGACGAGAGCCATGCTGCATGCGCTGCATCAGGCTCGCGCCCAGTGGGTCTACCTCGGCACCGTAGGTGCCTTCACCCGGTGGCTCACGGAGCAGATTCAGGCGCTCGAGCGCCGCGCATGAAAACGAAGAGCCCGTCGCTGGCAAGGGCGACGGGCTCTATCGAGGGACGGAACGACGAAGAACGATGAGGTGAGGAGCATGCAACGTGGCGCAGAAAAGAGCAAGAGCAGCACGCAACAAAAACCGTCCTCCACATTCGTCCGACCTGCAATGGTGGCTAACAGCCAGGGAGGCGAGCCTCGGCATTCGATCATCGCTCGGCCCGCAGCTGAGTGTTTTGGAACTCGGGTGCCTCCCGACGCGAGGCTACCCAAGCGACCCCTACGATGATCGGATGGTGCACTGCGCCGCCAGGGAGCGGCGCATCTCTCGTGCTTGGTCAGGGACCCCGCGGTGGGCTCGGCTCGTGCTATTTGCTCACTACGCTGCCGCTCGTCCACAGTGGCGCCCGTCTCGCGCCCATCCGCCCAAGGTGGAGAGCAGGCTCACTTTGCTGGAGTGGGCCCCGTCACCCGGTGAGGTGCTCGAGGTATTCGACGCGGACGCCCGCGAAGGCCGAGACCCAAAAACGCAAGCGGCTCCAGCCAGCGAAGGAACATGGTCCCGATGGCCACCGGGGGTCGAGGGCAGGCTAGGGGAGCTAGCTGGAGTCGCCCTGCTACTGGCAGCACAGGATGGCGGCCTTCAGTCGGCCATTCAAGCGTGCGCTCGCGGGAAGGCCCCGGAGGTCGAGCGGCTAGAGAAACGAGCCATGTCGCTCGCCTGGCAGGCTCACGAGAGCTACTGGCTCAGCCACGAGTCGCTGGACCCGGACTGGTCGGAGGTGGCCTGTGGATGACGACCGCAAGCGGCTGGGCAGAAGGCGCGAGGAAGGTCTGCTCGATCGATGGGTGTCGATGGGCGAGGCTGCCGAGAAGTCCGGCACCAACGTCAGAAGGATGCGGCGCCGGCTCGTGATACTGGACCAGCAGATCGGCGGTGGCATTCTCCGCCGCAGGAAACGGAACTTCGAGGTCAACATCGACGCGCTGGCGCGTGTGACCGAGGTGGACGTGGTCTCTCTCGACGAGACCGCGGCCGACCTCGCGTGCCGAGTCGAAGCGCTCGAGCGACGGCTGGAGATGCTTCGGTCGTTCGCTTCGCGTCGGTTGAGCACAAATCGACGGGTGACTGCAAAAAAACAGCAGCGCAGCCGTTTTGATGCGTGCTCGGGCCATGCAAAGCTGTCTCGGTGCGGCTCTGGCTAGTGCCACTTTGGACCATTCTGGACACCACCTGTCCTAAAGGGTAGGGGCCCAGGGGTAGGCCTCGGCAGCTTCGCGAGCGCCCCCGGCGTCAATGTGCGCCATCGTTGCTCCGGGGGCGCGTCGCTCTCTCTGCTGCTACGCTCTCGCCCGGTGACCGCTCGAGTACTCGTCATCTGCCCGGCATGCGGCACTCGCCGCGAGCCGAAGCTGACGCGCAACGTCGAGCCGTATCTCACCGACGACATGGGGCGCGCTCCTGGAGACCCGAAGCGCTGGACGTATCACTCGACATCGCCATGCCCCCGATGCGGCGACAGGCGGGTCCAGCTGAGGCTGGAGTTTCTAGACTAGAGATGGCTGCTGCCAAGAATCGCCGAAAGGCACACCCGGCGGGGAGCGTGATGGGCTCCCGATTGTCGCTCGAGCAGCAAGCTCAGGCCGTCGCGATGTCATGCTATGACACCGACGAAAACATCACAAAACGCTTCGGGATCAGCGCACGAACGCTCTTCAGGTACCGCGAGAGGGTGGCGGAAGACGAGGAGTTCGCCGCACTTGTCGAATCGAAAAAAACGGTGCTCGCGGCTGAGTGGGTGGACGTTGCGATCGACTTCCTGCGGAGCTCCGTGGCGCACCTGAAGGGCCTAGTGATGCAGGCCGGACCAGAGCAGCTTCACCAAGCTGCAGGGGCCATCAAGATCATTGGCGAGCTGCTCAACAATCATCGCAGCGTCGCCGTTTCAGAGAAGGCAATCAGTGCCGGCTTCGCCCCTGACGACACTCCGACAAGCCATGGCCATGCGCAAGCTGGCCGAGGACGTGAGGAGGCGACGGGAGCAGGCAATGACGCTGGCCCACGCCTGCGACCCGTCCCTGCCGTCGGTGGAGCTGGTAGCGGCCCTCAGCAGTCATCTTGAGCCGCCGTATCACCTGCAGCCATACGCGGACGTTCTCGACACGGCGATCGGCACCGGACAGCGTGTCGTGGTCGCGGCGCCGCCGCAGCATGGCAAGACGGAGCTGACCAAAGCCGGTCTGCTTCGCATGATGATGCTCGGCGGACGGAGATCATACGCCTACGCCACCTACAACCAGGACAGGTCAGACGAGGTCGCTCGCAGCGCAAAGGACCTCGCAGAAAACGCTGGGTGGCTTTCACCGGGCGGCAGCGTCCGCAAGTGGTGGACGCGCAACCGGTCACAGGTTCGGTTTACGTCTGTCGGCGGCTCACTCACTGGCTACCCGATCGATGGCTGCCTGATCGTCGATGATCCGCACAAGGATAGACCCGAGGCAGAGTCGCCGAGGTACCGCGAACGAGCTTGGAACTGGCTCACGGATGTGGGCAAGACTCGCTGCCATCCCGGCGTGAGCATCATCGTGATGGCCACTCGCTGGCACGAGGACGATCTCAGCGGCAGGTGCATCGCAGACGGCTGGCGGTACATCAATCTCGAGGCCATCTGCGAGACCCTGCCCGACCCAGTTGGTCGTCAGCTCGGAAACGCGCTCTGGCCAGCGCATCGACCACTCGACTTTCTAGAGCAGTTTCGGGGCAACGCCTACAGCTGGGCAAGCCTCTACATGGGGCGCCCTAGGCCCCGAGGCGGAGCTGTCTTCGGCGAGCCAACGTGGTACGACGAGCTGCCAGACCTGCCAGGGTATCGCGAGGCAGTGGGACTCGACATGGCCTACACGGCCAGCAGCCGAGCGGACTTCTCCGTGGCGCTGAAGGGACGCCGATACAAGGACCGTCTCTACATCACCCACGGCGTCCGACGGCAGTGCGAGGCCACAGTGTTCACCGCAGCCGTCAACTCGCTCGTCGTCGGCCCGCAACGGTGCCCAGTCTGGTGGTACCTCAGCGGCACCGAGAAGGGCCTAGCCCAGACGATGCAGCTGCAGATTCCTGGCATCACAGCGAAGCCAGCTGTGGCTGACAAGTTCGTCCGGGCGCTCCCGGTGAGTGGCACCTGGAACAATGGTCGCGTGCTTCTCCCCAGTCGACAATCGCCCAACTGGGGACCATGGGTTGACGACATGGTGCGTTGCGTGTGCGGATTCACTGGCGTTTCCGATCCTCACGACGACGACGTGGACGCACTCGCCGCCCTGCATGATGCGCTCATGACGGGCAGTGCCAAGGCATCCAAGCAAGACCTCAGCAACATCTTCGACTCTTGACGCTCGAATGCTCGAAACCATCATCTCCACCCTGACGCGCCCGTTCCGTGCGGCTGCCACACCGAGCGCACCAGCCGCGCCACGGCGTGGTCGCAATGTCATCATGACGCCGCAGGTGGAGACGTACTCGGGTTGGAGCGTCCAGCAGGTGCGAGACACGCTTGACCAGCACGAGGAAGGCGACTTCTCCGTCTCGAGCCAGCTCATCGACGCGATGGGTCGCGATGACCGAATCTCTGGCGACATCAGCTCCAGGGTCTCGGCGTTGCTCGGCAAGTGCGGGATCGGGTTCGACCTCGTTCCCAACGAGTACGGCAATCAGTCACGCTCCGAGCGGTACGTGGAGATGCTGCGCCGTCACTGGTGGGAGATGGCTCCCGAAGTGGCGATGAAGGGACTGCTGCGGTCTGCCATTCTGACTGGCTTCGCCTTCGGTCGGCCTAACTGGCGCCCAGTGGGCAAGCGAGGCTCACGGATGTGGCTGCCGAGCCTGACGGTGTGGCCAACGCACACGACCTACTTTGATTGGTCGGAGCGGCGGTACATCGCCAGCGATGACAATGGCGCACAACACGTCATCCAGGGCCACGAGTGGCTGATATACGAGCCCAGTGGCGAGCGTTCGTGGATGGGCGGTGTCGTCCGTGCCCTAGGTCTCGGCTGGCGCATGCGTCAATTCACGTGGCGCGACTGGGCGCGGTTTTGCGAACGGCACGGACTCCCCATCATCGCGATCAAAGAGCCCACGGGGGCCAACGACGACGAGCTCGTCTCGTTCTATGAGAACATCCGCAAGATGGGCTCGACGGGCGTCATTCAGCTCCCACAGCGGAGCCCCGACGATGGCTTTGAGATGGCCATCCACGAGCCGAAAGACACGAGCTGGCAGTCGTTCGAGGCCTTCCTGAAGCGTCTCGATCTGGCGGTGGACATCTGTCTGCTAGGGCAGAACCTCACCACCGAGGTACAGGGCGGCAGCTACGCCGCGGCGCAGGCTCACATGCGCGTCCGCCAGGACTTCCTCGACGGAGACGCAGAGACGCTCTCGACGCTGCTCCGCGAGCAGATCATCAAGCCGTGGGGGCGCCTCAACTTCGAGGGATGGGATGATGACGACGCGCCATGGCCACAGTGGCAGACGGGCATCCCGGAGGACAGACAGGCGAAGGCGAAGACGTTCCTCGATGCGTCCAGCGCCCTGACGAATCTGCAAGGCGCTCGCGTGCCCGTGGATGTCATCCGGTTCGCCGAGGCTTTCGAGATCCCGTTGGTCGAGGATGCCGAACGGCTACTCGGGGAGGCTGAGCAAGAGCGTGAGCAAGCGAGGCAATCGCAAGCGCAGGGAGCCGGAGACGACGGATCCGGAGGAGGAGGCTCCGAACCCGGAGCCGATGGCGACGCCACCGACGAAGGTGACGAGGAAGAAGACGACCGTTCCAGCGGGACCCAGGCGTCGGCCAATACCGAGCTCGCATCGCGGGCGGTAGCGGACTTCGTCCGACACGTGCTAGTCGGTCATGCCCATGACATCCGCCATGCAGTCGACCGCTCCCGTCCCGAAGACCCTCATCAGGTCTACATCGACAAGCTCGTCGACGATCTGGGGCGCGAAGTGGCTCTGGCGCTTCAACCTCACATCGATCGAATCCTGGCCATCGTCGATGACGGGCCCGACGACTACGAGTCGCTCAAAGAGCGTGTGGTCGAAGTGTACGAACAAGCGGACCCAACCGAGCTGGCTCACGTGGTCCACGGTGCCATTGTGCTGGCCGGCGTGACTGGCGTCGATTCGGCCCACGATGGCGAAGCTTAAGGTCGGCGCCACAGCCGAGGTTCGACGCTTCGAGGAGGCCATCGACTGGTTTCGCAGCCGTCGAGTGGTGTCCGACAGCGAGCGCAAGGCACTCGACAAGTACGCGGCCAATCGTGCGTTTTGGGTGGCGGACCTTGCCCACCTCGACATGGTCTCCACGGTGTACGCGGAGATCGATGCGGCGCTGACCAGCGGCATGAGCCGCCAGCGGCTCAGCGAACGCATCCACGAGCTACTGGAGCCCTACGGATTCAGCGGGCACCGGTGCGAGACCATCGCCCGGACGAATCTCCAGCATGCCCACGCTGCTGGCCGATGGCGACAGCTGTCGGACCCGATGACGCTGGCGCTCCGGCCCTATTGGCAATTCGATGCCATTGATGACCGGCGCACGTCCGACGAATGCAATGCTCGTGACCAGGTGACGCTCCGGGCTGACGACCCGTGGTGGCGGACCAACCATCCTCCGCTGCATCACAGGTGCCGGTCTCAGGTCCGCGCTCTCGACCCTGACGAGTATGAGGACGACGTGCCGGGCGACAAGCGTCGGGCCCCAGACAACGCCCCGGAGCCAGCCGATGGATTCGGCGTGGAGCCAGAGATCGATGGGTTGCCGGAGCCGTGGGCTCCGAAGCCGGTCGAACCGGCAAAGTCGAAAACGAAGCCGGCAAAGCCGAAGCCGACCAAGGCTAAGAAGCCCGCAAAGCCGACCAAGCCGGCAAAGAATCTACGCCAGAAGCCGGCCGAGGCGCGACGCATCCACGAAGAGCGCATGGCCGAGTCCGAGGCCACATACCCCGGAGGCAAGACAGCCTCGAAGGTGGCGCCGGAGCACACGGCTGCCCACTGGTATGACACATACAGAGCCAAGTTCCCGGAGGCTACGGCGAGAGCAATGGCGCGAGGGCGCGCCACCTTCGAGGCTGGGCTCGACACGCCGTGCGAGTCACTGGCAGCCGACCTCGAGCGAGTGTGGCAAGCATGCGGAATGCTGTCGAATCGCGGGCACAGAGGACAGTATGCTAGAAAACTACTCCAGTCCCTGCGCGATGCTGGCAAGCAGACGTTGCGGAGCGAGCGGAGAGTAAAGGGATTCTTACCGCTATCCCCTACGGAGCCTGATGGGTGGGCTTTGCTGGGCGCGCACGCCAGGCGCATCAACTCCAGGACCGGTCCGCTCGAACTAACCAATGTCACTGAGCCACTTCGATCGAGAGCGGAGATGGCCGCCAGGACATGGCGCGCCATCGCAGACCGGAGCGTGCCATCGCCGCTGGAGTCCGGCAGCGGATGGTCAGTTACCCATGACGACTTCGCTGGGCTTAATGACCGGTCATACTGCGATTGCGTTAGTCGCAGAATCCGTTTGCGCAAAGCGCCTAACGACCTGGACGAGATGATTAGATTCATGGGGGTCGTCATGCACGAGTCAGGGCACGCTGTAGAGTGTGACAGTCCAGCGCACCTTGCGGCATCCAACGGAATATGGTCGGTCAGGACTGCCGGCAAGCCGCTCCGTAAGCTCCGTGACATGATTCCTGGAGTGAACTACGGAGACCACGAGGTCGCACACGCGGACACCGGCTTCATTCACCCTTACGTCGCCAAGGACTACGGCGGGGTGGCAACGGAAGTTTTCTCGATGGGTCTCGAACGGGCTCTCGACCCTGGCGATTTCCTGGGAAATGACCAAGAACACGCGCTTCTGACCTTCGGGATGCTACAATCGGACGACGAGCCATGAGCCACTGGACGCTGGAAGACGGCACCATCATCCACATCGGCGGGCGAGTCGAGGGCAAAAGCGCAGCTGCTGACGCTCTGCGCGACGATGCGCAGGCGCCGGGCGCGGTCTACGTCGGCACGGCGCCAGACGGCATCTGGAAGCGGCCGGACCTCAGCGACGAACTCGAGTGCTCGTGCTGGCTCGCCTCCGTGGCCTACCGGATGAACCTACGCATCGTTGCCGGCCCGGGAGTGGGTGAGCCCGCCGAGGACCCGGGCGACCCCGGGCTCGACATCATCTATTGATAAGCTGCCTGCCTTTCAGGCTGGCCACATACAACTACCCGCCACGAGGCTAGGTCAGTAGACCCGGCCTCGTGCTGATTTGGGGGTTTTCATGACACCTGACAGCATCGGGCCGCTCGTTGACGCGCGGCAGTACACCGATTTCTCCACTGAGATCGATCTCACGGCCAACCCTGCGCGGTACATCCGCGTCGACGACGCTGGCACCGGCACCAAGCTGGTGGCCGTCGAGATGGGCTCCAGCGGCGGCGTCACCCGCACGTTCACGACGACGACGGGCTGGGAGCTCATCGGTCAGATCACGAAGATCGAGACGACGACGACGGTGTCTCGTCTGCTGGTGGGGTGGTGAGCATGTATAAGATCAGTTTGCAGTCAGCCAAGAACGGCAACGAGTTGACGCTGTACGGTCCCGTCGGAGAAAGCTGGGAAGGGTTCACCGCTGCAACCGTCGCTTCGGAATTGAAAAAGCTCGAAAGCGGACCTCTCACCGTGCGGCTCAACAGCCCGGGCGGGTCGGCCTTCGACGGCGTGGCCATCTACAACCAGCTGCGCGCATGCGGTCGTGACCGAGTCGTCAACGTCATCGTCGACGGGCTGGCAGCGTCCGCAGCGTCGGTAATCGCCATGGCCGGAGACAGCATCCACATGGGACCCGGCGCCATGCTGATGGTCCACGACCCGCTGAGCTTCACCATCGGCAATGCCGCGGAGCATCGTCGGACGACGGATCTGCTGGATAAGGTGGCCGGGGAGATCGCCGATGTCTATGCCGCGCGACTCAAGCCTGAGTCGTCGCCGGCCCGCGACCTGATGCGGGAGGAAACCTGGATGACAGGTTCCGAGGCTGTGGCGCTCGGACTGGCAGACACCTGCGACAAGTCACAGGTGGCCGCGTCGGTCACCATCCCGCCGTTGATGGCGGCGCTTTTCCAGCGGGCCCCAGTTGGGCTCGCTGTCATCGATTCCCCTCGCGCCGAGCGCGAGACACAACAGGAGCAATCCACCATGAAGGCAATGATCCTCGCCGCGCTCGGACTCGCCGAGGGCGACGAAAACACCGTCAAGGCAGCCATTGCAGCGTTGCGCGACCGTGCTGACGCTGGCGACCAGGCTCGCACCGAGCTGGCCGACGTGAAGGCTCGGCTGTCCGCCGTCGAGAAGGACCGGGAGCGCGAACAGGCGGCTGGTCTCATCGAGGCAGCCATCACCGAGGGCCGTCTGGCACCGGCCGCTCGCGACCGCGCCGAGACCATGTACGCCGAGACCGGCATCAAGGGGCTGGGCATCTATCTGGAGAGCCTGCCCAAGCTCATCAGCACCGAGCCGGTTCCGGCTCCGAAGCCCGACGCGACGGCGCCCGACGGCAACGGCAGCGACATCAAGCTGTCTGACGACGATCGCGAGTACTGTCGCCGGGTCGGACTCTCCGAGGAGTGGTTCCTCGACGCCAAGCGACTCTACCTCGCCAAGGGCGACCAGGTCGGCTGAGTCCGACCGCTACACGACACAACCCAGAACGCTGCCCTTGAGGGAAGGCGTTCTCCCAACGACCGACAACGACGCGCGCGACATCTCAGCGTGATGGCAGAGATGTGCGCGCCCGAGAAGGACTCAGAATCATGACCGCACTGAATGCAAACCGAGACACTCCCAGGCACTCGGTTGACGTTGACCCCGCCCTCATCAGCATGCCGGTGGCCGCCACCACTCACATCTACTCCGGCTCGCTGGTCTGCGACAACGGCTCGGGCTACGCCACCCCTGGCGCAGTGTCGACCGCGCTGCTCGCCGTTGGCCGCGCCGAGGAAGAGGTCGACAATAACCCAGGAAGCGCAGGCGACAAGAACGTCACCGTTCGACGCGGCTGCTTCAAGTACGGAAACTCCTCGAGTTCCGACGAGATCACGATCGCTGACCGATTCTCGACTTGCTACATCGTCGATGACCAGACGGTGGCCAAGACGGACGGCAGCGGCACTCGCAGCCGAGCCGGCATCGTCATCGATGTTGCGAGCGATGGCGTGTGGGTGCTCATTGGAAGCGAGGTCGTGCTCAACATCACCGATGTCGAGAACAAGGCGCTTCACCGCCTGTCTCTCAATATCACCGACGCCGACCTGACCGACACTGACACCTCGCAGGCGTTCGACTTCGCTTCGGCTCTCCCCACCAACGCTCTGATCCAGGGCATCACGCTGGTGGTCACCGAGGCATTCTCGGATGGGTCCACCGGGACGTTCACCGCAACCCTGGGCGACGGGACGACCGCAGACCAGTACGCCAGTGCGCTGGACATCGACGCCACCGCTGGCACCGTGGCTGGATCTGCCGTCTGGCAGCCTGCTTCTGGCGTCACTCCGACCCTCACCGTGACCGGCTCGGTCAACCTCAATACCGCCAGCGCTGGCGACGCCACCGTCCACATCTGGTACGCGATTCTCGCCACTTCCTGACCATCACCTTGACGCTGTCCTAGAGGGAAGGCGTCCGACACCTCTGACCCAATGACACGCGCGGCGTCCGCCACGTGACGGCGGACGTGCGCGCTGAGGAAAACCACCATGGATCTCACCCCTGCCAATCTGAGAGCCCTTCGGACGACCTTCAACAGCCAGTTCCGACAGGGATACGACAACGCCGAGACGTTCTACCAGGACGTTTGCACGATGGTCTCGTCGAGCACGAGCCAGAACGACTACGGCTGGATGACCCAGCTGCCCAAGATGCGCGAGTGGCTCGGCGAACGAGTGCTCCACAATCTGGGAGTGCACTCATACACGCTCAAAAACAAGCGATGGGAGCTGTCATTCGCTGTCAATCGAGATGACATCCTCGATGACAATCTCGGCATCTACAGCGAGATCGCTGCGGCTCACGGCGAGGCTGCCCGGCAGCATCCCGACGAATTGGTGACCGACCTCATCGAGGCAGGAACGAGCTCGCTGTGCTTCGATGGCCAGTACTTCTACGACACGGATCACCCCGTCTCGAAGCACCACAGCGCACTGGGGACATACAGCAACAACCTCACGTCGACGGCGCTGACGCAGGACAACTTCATGACCGCATACACCACGATGCGGAAATACAAGGATGACGCTGGTCGTCTGCTGGGTGTCCGCCCGAACGTCCTCGCCGTCCCGCCGGACCTGGAGTTCACTGCGCGGAAGATCGTCGCGATGCCCACGATTCTGACGGCCGTCGCTGGCACCGATACCGATGCCTCGAGCCCGGCCAACGTCACTCAGGGCGTCTGCCGCGTGGTGGTGCTGCCTCGTCTCACGAGTTCCACGGCATGGTACCTGCTCGACACGAGTCGCCGCATCAAGCCTTTCGTCTTCCAGACGCGCGAGCCGGTCAAGTTCGTGAGCAAGACGCAGGATCGCGACGACAACGTGGTGTATCAGAATGAGTACCACTGGCTCGCCACCGCCCGATACAACGCAGGGTACACCCTGCCATTCCTGGCGCTGCGCGCCGTCGCTTGAGGTCAGTCATGACAGCTCACGTCCGAGTCCGTAGCCTCGTCGATATTGGCCGCATCCGAGCCGGGCGCGTCTGGAGCGTCGAGTGGACGTATGCGGACGTGAGCGAGTCCGAGTTGGCCAAGCTCATGGCCGACGAGTGGCTCGTCGTCGACGTAATCACCCCGCTGGGAGCGGCTGACGAAGGCCCTGACAGCGGAGACAACGACATCGAGCCCAAACCCCGCAAGCGACGATGAATGGCATACGCATCACGCACCCAGCTAGCCCAGCTCGGGCTTGCCGCAGCGGCATTGGCGTCCGTGTCCGACGACGACCAGGATGCGGCCCTCGAAGCGGCGTCCGGGCTGGCTGACAGCTACCTGCAGCGAGCTGGGATCACTGTGCCCATGTCGTCACCGTATCCCGGGGCACTTGTGCTTCACGTCTGCAAGCTCGCTGGGTGGATCGTGCTGAGCGCCCGCGGCTTCGATCCGTCGGACCCGTCCGACAAGTCTGTCCGTGCTGGCTACGAGGACGCGGTCGCATGGCTGGAAAAGGCTGCGATGGGCAAGGTGTCGTTGCAGCCGTATGACCCCGTGCTCACGGTGTCGTCCGACGCATCCACCGGTCGAGGGTACTGATGTTCGCTGTCGAGCTGAAGATTCCGACCGCCGTCAAGAGGCTCGAGAAGGCGGACGCCGATGAGTTGCTGACGAAGGTGGCTGAGTCTCAGCAGGAGTCGGTGCTCAACCTCATCTCCCGTGGATTCCGTCGCGGCGAGGACCCCTACGGCAAGCCGTGGAACGCTCCAAACAAGCTGCAGATCACCGGAGGCATCAAAGCCTATGCCCGAGGGCACTTCGGGTCAGACGGCTTTCAGGTCCACAGCACCGACGAGAAGGCGCCATGGCACCATTTCGGCACCGGCGTCCACGGTCCCGAAAAGCGGCCATACCGAATCGACAACTTTTTCGGTCGGCCTGGGGTGAGCATCATGCACCCGGGCGTTCCTCAAAGGTTGCAGGTGCCAACGGCTGACCGTGGACTCCCGACGGACTGGGCTGACCGACTTCGCCGCACGGGCGAGCGCGCACTGAAGACTCTGCTGGGAGGCTGACACGATGGCTTCGTCCGACACCGCGACCGATGTCATCGGCAGCATCCACACGGAGCTCGATGCACTGATGACGCCTACTGCAACGCCCTACGACATCGGGCGAGCGGCGAAGCTGACGCACTCCGACCTCCCCAGGGTCATCTGGGAGATGGTCGACTTCGAGATCACTCCCACCGCCGAAGCAGGCGGAAACCCGGTGGTCATCGCGGTGCTCGAGAGCACATGGCATTGCACCATCTGGCACTCCACGCTGGCCAATTGCCTGGCCATGCTGAGCAACCTGTATCTGGCTTCTGAGCGGTCGGTCAGCCCTGATACGGCGCGTTTTCGTCGTGGGGTAAGCCTGACGCCGGAGCATCACCAGCACACCAATCGCGGAGCCGTCATCGTCGTCGAGTGCGTGATTCGCGCGAAGATTGACGATGAGCCAGCGACGATCGTCGAGGACTTCGTCTTTTCGACGGAAACAACTCTCTACGAGGGCGAGGACACGTGGGTTCACACGTGCCCGCCCCACGAGTGACCTAGTAGTACCCAAGAGGGCCCCCACATGAACAAGACACCCACGCGCTGGCGTGCGGTGTGTCAGCCGGAGGCGTGGCAGCACGCGGCGGCTGACGCGCTGCATGGCTGGTCCCTGCACGTGCATCACGCCGGCGGTGAGATCGAGCTGACTCGGGCCGCCTATGAGGGAGCCCTCGAGGCTGCCACCACCTCCGACTCACGAGGGGACTACATCCCTCACGAGCCCGCCATGTCGCCGCACAAGCGGCGCCGAATCCCTGCCCCCCCGGTGCCCAACGCGCTCCGCGAACTTGCCGCGGCGAAGGACGGTGACCTGTGAGCATCCCCGGTCAGACTCTCACGATCCTGGACCCCGGCGTCGCCGCGACTGCGCCGACCGTCACGAGTCCGCTCTTCATCGGCGTGTCGTCCAGCGGCACGGCCAACGTCGTGCAGGCCTACTCGAGCATCTCGTCACTCGTGGCTGCGCTCGGGCAGGGGCCGCTCGTCGAGGCAGCGGCGTACAAGCTGCAGGGTGGCGGACCGGTCTACGTTTGCAAGACTGCGGACACCACCGCTGGCGTCGCGGGCTCCGTCGACAAGACGGCGGTCGACAGCTCCACCGGCACCATCACGGTCTCGGGCGAGCCTGCCGACGCCTATCGCGGGGCGGTCGAGATTCGGTCCACTGGCACGCTGGGATCCGGCACCTTCCGCTACACGCTCGAGCGAGCCGTGACCAGCGGGGAGGCGTCCACGGGACAGCTGCGGGAGGACCCCGCTGGCTTCACCCCGAGCTGGTCGGCGGACATCACAATCCCGGCTGGTGGGACCTACGTGATCGCGAACACCGGGCTGACGCTGACCTTCGTGCCGGGTGGCGGCGCTGTCTACTTCGAGGATGGCGACATGCACACCTTCGACTGCACCGAGCCGGCCTACACCACTGGCGACTTGTCGACGGCCATGACGGCCGTCTTGGCATCGAGCACTCAGTTCGCGTTTCCGGTGTTTTGCGGACGCCAGGCAGCGGACCCCGCCACCATGGCCGCAGCAATCGGGACGCACATGACCTCGCTGGCCAGTGCCTTCCGATACCACCGCGGCGTTCTCGATGGCGGCAACACGGACTCGGCGACGGCAGCCACGAACCTGGCAGCAGTGTCCGCCGACACTCGGCTGTCGCTCTGCTACGGCCCGAACAATCGCGTCACGACCGCCAAGCCCATCACGGGATGGGGAACGCCTCTGCTGCCAGCGATCGTCCCTGTGGCGGCTCGGTACGCCGAGATCGCACTGTCGACGCATCCGGGCCGAGTGGCTTCCGGTGCGCTTCGCGGAGTGTCGCTCATCAGCCATGATGAGCGAACCAACGAGACCATCGACCAGCTGCGGGTCACTACGCTGCGCACCTACGTCGGCTCGAGCGGGTACTACATCACCCGTGGCAGACTGCTCGGAGCTGCCACGAGCGATTTCACCCAGTGGCAGTACGGGCGCGTCGTCGACACGGCCTGCAACACGGTGACCACGGTGCTCCGCGCCTTCCAGAACGCTGGCATTCGCGCTCTTGCAGGCGGCACCATCGACCCTCGGGACGCCAGTCGAATCGAGGCAGCGGTCAACAAGGCGCTGCAGGTGGCTCTGCTCGAGCCGTACAACGATGAGGGCTTCAAGGGCCATGTCTCTGCCTTGGCCTATACGGTCGACCGGACGAACACTATCGTGGGAGAGGGCAACGGGCCTCAGGGCACGCTCGCCATTCGTCCGCTCGGGTACGCCGAGACTATCACCACCACCGTCGGACTCACCAGTGGCGCAGTGAGCGCCGAGGAGGCGTGACGCCATGCCTGCGAAGACCATCAGAGTGTCGGACAAGCGGTTCAGCTTCGCTCGCATCGAGCTGGAGGTGGACGGTACCATCATCACGAGCATCAGCGAGATCAGCTACAGCGACACGCTGGAGCCCGGCGTCGCTCGAGGCACGTCACCAGTTGCCGAGGGCGAGACCATTGGCGAGTACGAGGCGGAGGCGAGCATCACCTTCGCCAAGGAGGCCAAGGCTCAGCTCATCGGGTTGCTGGGCAACGGATTCATGACCAAGTCCTTCGACATCACCGTCACATACTCGGTGCCTGGCGAGGACACGGTCAGCGACCGGCTTTTGAATTGCCGCATCAAGGGCAACGAAAACAGCCACTCGAGCGGAGCCGACGCACTGAACGAGGCCACTCCGCTCTACGTCCGATATATCCGGTGGAACGGCTACGAGCCAATCGCCTACTCGGACATCTACGGCTGACGCTGACGGCGCCAGCAGAAAGGGAGAAGACACATGACCGAACGAGTCTACGAGGACGATGTCCTCGACGAGAGCCCCGAGGTGCAGCGCAAGCGGGAGATGCAGCGCCAGGCCAGGGAGCTGAGATTCGAGCTAGAGTCAGAGCACGGCGCCGGGAACGTCGTCGTGCTCATGGCCCCCGATGGCCAGCTCATCGCCATTCGTGGAGCCGAGCAGGGCAATCATGACCGATGGCTCGACAAGATGTCGTCGGACACCGAGAGCCGATCGACTGCCATGCGCGAGCTTGCGCTGTCGGCCATCGTGCGTCCGGCCGAGCGCGACGCGCGGAAGGCGCTGCTCAAGCGCTACCCTGCGCTCACCACGACCGTCGTCACGCGCTCGCTGGAGCTCGCAGGCGGGAAGGTGGAGGAGCTGGGAAACGACTGAAGGAGGCACGGGCCAGCCTCACCACCGGGGCCCGATGTCTGCTCGCCTTCCAGCGTGGCGAGCAGACCGATGACGCTTTCGTTGGAGCCATGATGACGGCCGACTATCAGTCCCACGTCGTGGCACTCGTCAAGGGCCTGTCCTCGGAGAAGTAGATAACATGTCAGCGGTCGAGATGGTCGTGAAGCTGCTGGACCACGTGAGCCGTCCGATGAAGGGCGTTCGCGAGGCCATGCAGGGGGCCAGATCGGCCGCTGTTCGTGCGTCTAGCGCCATGGCGCGGTCCGCCCGCGAAGCTGTCCCGCCGATTCTGCAGACGAAGAACAGTCTAGAAAAGGTCGACGAAGCCGCTGACAAGATCAAGGATGCGTCAGACCCCTTCCGAAGGATTCGCGAGGGAGCTGACAGAGCGGAGGACAGCGTTGGCGATCTGGCGAAGAGGCTGAAGCGACTCCCGCGGCGTGGGTCCGATGGTCGATTCTTGGCGAATCCCAAGGCTGCGGCAGGAACAGGCATCGGAGGCGCAGGGGGAGGGTTCACAGGTAGTGTCTTTGGTGGGTCGCTCGCCGCTGGGCTAGCCCAGAGCGCGATGCATGGCATCGGTCGAGCTGCGATGTCTGCCGCCGCTGGCGTTGCCCGACTGACTGCCGAGATCGGTCGCGGCACTGTCGAGGCTGCAGTGTTTCGCGAGCAGGCCGTGCGCGGCTTCTCCGTGCTTTGGGACACCGATGGATCTGCCGTATTCGAGCGCATTCGAGACCGAGCCATCGGCGCTGGCATGTCGGTCACCGACCTCGCAAGCTCGATGCGGTCGCTTGCGGGAGCTGGATTCGGCGAGGACATGGCGACCGAGATCTTCGGCCGTCTGTCGGACATGCAGGCCATCGTCGGGACCACCGAGGAAGCGAGCAAGCGCGCCATCGTCGCCATCTCGCAGATCAAGGCAGCCGGACGGTTGCAAGGCGACGAGCTGAATCAGCTGGCCGAGGCGGGTATCGGACGGGCGCTCGTGTATGACGCCATCGCCAAGAAGCTCGGCAAGACGACCGCCGAGGTCATGAAGATGCAGGAGTCTGGCAAGCTGGACTCCGGGACTGCGATTCAGGGCATCCTCGACGCAATCAAGGGTCGCACCGGCGGCAAGGCTGCGGGCGAGGCTGGTCGAGAGGCAGTCAACGAGACGCTAGGCGGCGCCATGCGCGCCATTAAGAATCTCCCAACTGTCATTTTCGACGACCTTGGGCAAGCTGCATCTAAGGGCATCATGACCGGCATCAAGCCGGTGCTCCAAGACATGCGGAAGATCCTGCTCTCCAGCTCGTTCAAGCGTGGGCTGGACCAGCTTGGTGGGTTTATGTCGCGCGTCGGCGAAGTGGCGGCAGCCGCATGGCCTGCGCTGAAGGCGTTTTTGGGCGGGGTAGTCGAGGGCTTCATGCCGTCGCTCGGGCCAGCTGGAGAGTCACTCGAAGAGCTGGGGAAGACACTATCCAGCCCTGCGTTCATCAAGTCAGCCAAGGAGATTGGCCAAAACCTCGGCAACCTTGCAGGCAAGGCTCTCGAGCTGGCAACCAAGATGATGCCGCTTTCAGCACAGATCGGCATGGTGCTCGGGCATTTGGCTGCGCTGGAAGCCTCGACGACGGCGGACACGTTCGGTCCGCTGGGTGACAGACTGCTGGACATCGCCGATGCGCTCGGATGGGCCAACGGGGCCATGCTGTCACTGCGGGAGCAGTCGGCATTGTTCGACGGCGCAATCGTCGTGCTGGGAAACACCGTCATGACGTTTCTCAACCCGCTTCGAGGGCTGGCTGTTGCCATGGATCTCGTCGACTTCGCCGTGGACATGGTGTCGGCTGCAGTGCAAGCGCTGTCCGGCAACTTCATCGCTGCCTACGGACAGGTGCGGTCTACCGTTGACCAATTCTTCGGACTCGGGCCGCTGCTGGACAGCTTCTCGGATCAGCTCCGAGTGATTGGCGGCCACTGGATCCAGGGGCTCATCGACGGCATCATGGCAGCGCTTCCCGCGGCGCTTGCCGCCATGGGCGGTGTCGCCGGGTCGCTGGTCAACGTCGTGAGGTCGGTCACTCAGGTTAAGTCGCCGTCGCGAGTCTTCCGTGGCATCGGCTGGAACCTCGGCGAAGGGCTAGCCATTGGCATCAGAGGCACCCATCGCACCGTCGAGAAGGCAGCCAAGGGGCTGGCTACGTCCGCCACCTTCGCGGCATCGGAGATCCCAGGCAAGCACCAGTGGAGCGTGGGACTGCCTCAACGAACCCGGCGCTACGAGCCCAAAACGGTCGAGGATGTCGGGCGGAAGCAGCACCGACGGCGGGCGACTGCCGTGCCCTCGCCGCGGGTCCCTGACTGGTCATCTCGTGGAGGACGTGAGAGAGACCGCGACGCACGAGATCGCGCGCTAGAGGCTCCTGTCAGACAGCGGCCGGAGATCAACATCACCATCAACGGCAACGTGTCCGACGGTGCGCTCGACGAGCTCGAGATGCGGCTGACGAACGTGTTGCGGGGGCATGCGCTGTGACGGTCCCTTTTCGTTCATGGGACACAGTCATCCTCGACGGGCACTCGCTGCCGGGCATGGCCACTATCGTGGGTCAGCGTGCCCGTCGATGGGACAAGAAGCAAGTCAAGGGTCGCGATAAGCAAGTGCCAGTCGACAACGGTCTCGACGTGGCCCAGCTGACTTTGGTCGTGAGATGCTGGGAGCGTGAGCAGCTCGAGTCTCTCATGGTCACGCTCAATTCGCTCGACCAGCCCGAGGGCGGACGGGTGGCTCGGACCATCCCGATCGTTCACCCGGCCGCGGCGTTCCTCGGGGTGTTTTTTGTCCGGCTCGGGAAGCGCTTCGCTCCCACCTACGAGGCCGGCGGCTTCTGGGAGGTGCGCGTCGACATGCTCGAGACCGAGCCTCCCAAAGAGCGAAAAGAGCGCACGAAGAGGTCAGCTTCGGCGCCGCTCGAGAAGCGGGACAGGGACATCACCGACTTGTCTCCCTACGACTACGTGGCGCCCGAGGACCTCCCAGACGGAGCCGATTCAATTGCGAATGGCGCATTTCCCCACGAGAACCGATCCAACCCTGGGCTAGGTGAGGTATGACGGCAGCAGCGACGACATCAGTCGGCCCCGTCGTATCGATGACGGTCACCCATCACCAGCGGGGACCGTGGACGGCCGAGGTCGTGGTCGACGGCGACGAAGAGCTGTCTGGCTCCACATCGATCACCATCGGCGACGTGACGTACACCGGAACGGTCACCGAGTCCACGGCATTCGCGGGCAGGGTCACCGCTTCGATAGTGGGTGGTGGCGGCGGGCTCGGCGCCGCTGTGCCGGCTCAGCAATTCGTCGGTGCCCCCGTGCGGCTCATCGCAGGGTCTCTCGCTGCGCTCGTCGGCGAGGCGCTGGCCCCCGCGTCGATGCTCGACAGCGACGTGGCAGACCAGCCCGTGGAGAGCTACGCCGCGGCGTCCCAGACGCTCGGGCAGATTCTCGACGATCTCTGCGCTCCACACGGGGCGACGTGGCGGACGATCGATGACGGCACCATCTGGCTCGGTGTGGACGACTGGTCCACGTCGGTCACGGATGACGAGCTAGATGTGCTCGAGGAGCTGTTCCACAGTCAGATTGAGGTGGCCGACGACGCGCTGCGGCTGCGCCCAGGGCACGTGCTCAGCTACACCATCGGCGGCGAGACCCGGTCTCGAAGGGTAGTGGCTGTCACCCATCGGTGGGGCGCCGAGAGGGCCAGGAGTCGTGTTTGGACTGCGCCGGACGGCACGAGCATCTCCGGCAGCCTACCGGGGCTCATCACGCGAGTGGTCGAGCAACGGATGCCCGACCCCATCTATCACCAGATCCATGCTGCCAGGGTGCAGTCGCAGTCGTCAGACGGAACGTTGCAGGTGTACCCTGACGACTCCCGAGTACCGCCCATGGTCGGAGTCCCATTTCGCGGCACGCCTGGCATTCGCGTCACATTCAAGCGCGGCGCACGTGTCCGTGTCGGATTCGAGGGCGGCGACCCGCGCTGCCCATTCGCCATGGCGGCGAACGATTCCGTGGACGGCGTCGACACCATCGAGATCGAGAGCGGCGCCACGACCAAGATCAAAGGGGACGTGGAGCTGGGAAACTCGGCGGCAAACCCCATCGCCACCGTGGGAAGCGTGGTTCAGGTGACGCTGCCAGTGCTCGTGGCCGGGCCCCCACCGGGCGCGCTTCCAGTAACGGACGCTGCCACCGGAGCAGGCGCAACTCCGGCGACCCCCATCACCGCCGTTGGAATCGTCGTCGGTGGGCCGACCGGCGTGAGAGCGTGAATCGTGAGGTACATTGGCTCGGTCGATCTGCTCGCGCTGAACATCTCCGCGGGCATCACGCTGCCGGCAATCACGCAGCTCGCGGCGGGCATCGGCATCGAGGCCTCGATTCTCGGGCAGCTCATGCTCAAGCTCCAAAGCGGTCTGACCCTGGGGCTGGTGATGCCCAGCGTGAGCTTTGCAGCGTCCCTCGTGGCTGCCGTGGTGGGTGCGGCGCAGGCACTGCTCACGCTTCCGGCGGTCTCTTTCTCGCTGCAGGCAGAGATCGGAATCGAACTCATCGCGGCCATCGGATGGCAGGCCACCTTGCAGCTTGCTGTCGATGCCGTGCTGGCGGCCATCGCGGAGCTCGAGGCAGCGCTTCGAGCCCCTGGGATCCATGTCTACTCGTACAGCGGCCCGGCCAGTAGCTTCGGGGCTGCCATCCGAGCTGTAACACGGTCCGGTCTCCCCGGTGGCGACCCGTTTGACGCATGCGACGCGCTCGTCATCGCAGCCGACGACATCTCCACGTGGACCCCGCTCTCGGCGAGCGTCAGCGTGAATCGCGAGAGCCCGCAGCTCACCACGGAGCAGGCTGCTGGCTCATCAACCACCTACCTGGGAGCGCTCACGGTCGGCCAGGTGAGCATCACGGCGTCCGCTGCGCTCGCGGTACTGCTTCAGCACCTCTCGCGTCTGCAGGCCATTCTCGGCCGAGCAAACGGGGTCGTGGCGGGCTACCAGACCGCACTCGCAACCTGCCTCGACATCACCCTCCTGCCACCGGTAGCAGAGATTGCCGCGTCGCTGCAAGCCGCAGTAGCTTCGGCTGCGACGATCCAGGGCCAGCTTCCGCTGCTACAGGCTGACGGTATCGTGAGCCTCGTGGCGGACATCGGCGGAATCATGGCCCAGATCGGGGTCATCGCTTCGCTCTCGGCCGAGATCAGCGGCTTCGCTGCAGAGGTCAACGCACTGGTGAGCACCACGGGAATTGACCTGTGGGCCTACGCCGGAGCGCAGCGGTCGCTGGGGCAGGCAATCGCCGACGCCACCGACACGGGACTCCCGGGAGGTGGACCGAGCGACGTGATCCATGCCGCAGTGCTTGCCACCGACATCCCCTCGAGTTGGGCTGCCATGTCGACGGTGCTGCTCACCGGGTAGCACAACCCGCCCGCCCGCCTCGCCCGCTGAGCGGCTGACCGTGTTCCTCTCTTTCCGCGGTCGGGAATCAGCGGGCCCTTCTACGCCGGGAAGCTTTGGATCTGATGCCCGACCCCACATCTCCCCTAGGCTACGACGGAGCCACGCCGGTCACAGCGGCCATCGCCATGGCGTCCGGGCTCACGCTCCTCGGCCAGGACATCGCCGCGCGGCTGGAGACTCCGCGAGGCAGCATCTGGTACGCCCCCAACTACGGCCGCGACCTGCGGCGTCACATCGGGCGTCCCCGAGTGGATGGTGTGCTTTGGGAGGTCCAGGCCGAGGCGCAATCCGAGGTGCTGGCCGACGACCGCATCGACGAGTGTTCGGTCACAGCGGAGTGGACTGGCACCGATGGCATGCAGGTGACGGTCCGAGCCGTCGCGTCCACCGCCGAATCGTTCGCGCTGACGCTATCTGTGTCTGATCTGACCGTCGACATTCTGGAGATGAGTACCTGATGGCCCTGTCACTGCAATCTCTGCTCTCCCCGCTCACGACCTCGAGCGCGCTGTCGTTCGTGTTGTCGGTGGCGCAGACCGTGGGGCTGAGCGTCACGTCGTGGCGAGCGGGAGGCATTGGGATGACCCTTGCACAAGCCCTCGCGGAAGGGCTCGCGCGACACAGCGGAGCAGCCTACTCGCTCGCCAAGGGGGCCTATCTCGACCTCGCAGAAGGCGATTGGCTGACGCTGCATGCGAAGTCAGCCTACGACGAGGACCGGGTTCCGGCCACTCATGCCTACTACACCGTGAGGCTCACGAGCGGCACGGGTGCTGCTCCAACAAACATCCTGGCCTATTCGCTGTGGGTGGCGACCGACGGAGGACTCCGATTCAACTCGACCAACACGGGCACCGTCACGCTCCCGGGCAACGGGGGCACGGTCGACGTTGAAGTCGTGGCCGAGTCAGCTGGCACCGACTTCAACGCCGCAGAGATTAGCCAGCTCGTGACATCGATCCCAGGCGCCACGGTGGCCGTGGTGACGCAAGACACGCTCGCCACCGACGAAGAGTCGGACGCCACGCTGCGGCAGCGATGCCGAGACAAGTGGGGGGCACTGGCCATCCCCGACGGGCTTCCGGCGGCAGGCTACCGGTACTACGCTCTCGCCAACGACGACGTAAGCCGGGTGCTGGTCGAGACGCCTTCGGCGGGCTCCGTCACTGTGACCGTCGCCGGCCCCACTGGAACGGTAACCAACTCGGTTGTGAGCGCAGTGCAAAGCACGCTCGACAATCTTGGGGTGCTCGGCGCAGCCATCACCGTGCAAGCGGCCGGCACCGTCTCCGTCGAGCCCGCGGGAACCGTCTACGTCCGAGGGGTCGATTCTGGCGAGACGCAGGCTGCCGTGGACTCCGCACTGTCGGACGCCATCAACGTGCTCGCGATTGGAGGAGACACGATCGGAGCGTTCTCAGGGGTATCCGAGGATATGCTCATTGACACCATTCGGTCGGTGACCGGGGTAGTTCGCGTTGTGCTCACGGCAGGCGAAGAAGACATGGCAGCCTCGCCCAACTCGGTAGCCGTGCTCGGCTCCACCTCCGGGCTCACCTACACGGTGGTATCATGAACCATCGCTCATGGCTCGAGCTGCTGATGCCCACGCGACTCCAGCGCGGGTACGGGCTGCACGTGGCTGGCTGGATCGGCATCTGCCTGGACGCCAGCATAGACGCCGTGACGGAGGCGTTGCTCGCCCGGTGGGTGCAGTACTGCCACGACGACGCTCTTCCCTACGCCGGTGCCGACGCTGCGCTCCCGAGACTGCTCGGCGAGACGCTCGTGCAGTGGCGCCAGCGAATCGCGCGCCGGTGGGAGACGTGGCGGTCGGCTGGCACCGCAGCAGGACTAGAAGCCCAGCTCCAGCTCATCAGCGACAGCGCCACGGTCCGACGCTGGGACCAGTGGGAGGTGGCCCCGTCGTTCGGAGACTCGACCGCCAACTACTACTGGCTTGTGTCCGACGCCCCGTCGGCGTGGAGCCTCGTGTCCCACGTGACCGACGAGTTCGTGGATCAGTGGCTGGAACTCAACGACACATTCCGGCCGGCTCACGTGCTGCATCGATGCTCGGTCTGGCGTGACGGACAGCTGTGGGACTATCCGGCCCGGACGTGGGACAGCGGCTGGACGTGGGGCGAGACGGCGAGGTCGTGGACCGTGCTCGACGAGCCGCGAGCCGGTCTAGCGTGGACAGGCACCCCCTACGACTACGACCTCGAGATGGTCGTCGAGATCACCACCGGCGGGCTCCCTGGGGCAGCGGTCTATCGCTGGAGCGAGGACGGCGGATCGACGTGGGAGGAGACTGGGGTCGTCTCGTCCACGTCCTCCACTCAGCTCGGGTCAACGGGCGTCTACGTGGCGTTCTCAGAAGGGTACTACTACGAGTCCGGGGCGACGTTCATCGCGGTGGTGCCCTCTGGGTCATTGTCTGGGTACACTGGCTCGGTGGCTCGCGGCTCATCCTCAGATCATGCGTGGGGAGGAGCACAGTACCACGCCAGACCTGTCACCGTGAGCGTGGAGGTGACCGCCAGCGGAGAGCAATCCACGTCGGCTTTTCGTTGGACGAACGACGGAGGATCAACATGGCATTCGGACACGTCCGATGCAAGCGTGACGCTTGCCGGGCCTGGCGTGGTCACGATGACCGGGACACCGTCAGCCGACGTGCTCATCGAGGTGACATCGGCAGGAGACGAGTCCACTGCTCGGTTCAGATGGTCCAGCACCGGAGGCGCAGCATGGGACGCCACAGAGGTTTTGGCGTCCACGGTAGCGAGGACGCTGGGTTCGACCGGAGTGACCATTGCGTTTGGTGTCGGTAGCTACTACGCTGGGGACACATGGGTAAGGACCGATGCTGGATCAACTGCGCGGTCGGCTCCGATCTTTCAGTTCGACGCCAACCTGTATCTCGTAGGAACTACGTACACCGCGACATACGACGGTGGCTGGACTCAGCAATCGTACACGGTCCCGACTGCCGATGACGTGCCGGTGACATTCTCCGGTTCTCCAGCAGAGACTGGCCTCGACATCGTGGTGGAGATCACCGCCGGCGGGGAGGTCGCAGCGGATGATGTCGAGTACCGCTGGAGCAAGGATAGCGGCTCGACGTGGGAAGATACGGGTGTCCTGGCATCGCTAACAGCCACGGCACTCGGATCCACAGGAATCTCCGTGGCGTTCCCAGCGACTCACTACAGCGACGGGTCAACGTATGAAGTGACAGTTCCAGATCCATCGTTCGAGTCAACGTCGCAGACAGCGTCCGACCGACTCGTCTTCATGAATGACGACCCCGATGGTTTGCTGACTGGCACTCCGGCATCGTCTCCTATCACGCCTTCAGCGAATCCGTACCAGCCAGCCGAGGAAGGTGGCAGCGGACCGGTGACGCTCATCGCTCCGAGCGGAGGCACGCCACTCACGGCCGGAATCTTCGCCGATTGCGTCCAGCGGCTCGCCGATGTCATCCAGGACGGCATCGACAACGTGGGCTCCCCTTCCTGCGGGATGCTCAGCTACCACGGGTCCGACACGGTATCTGGCTCCGGGTGGACGGCGCTAGACCCTGGTTCCAGCCTCACGGCGTCTCAGCTCGTCGGGATGACCAACGGGAGCACCACCGGGCGACTGGTCAACGACACTGGGCAGACCGTGGTATATCACGTGAGCGTCGTGGTCGTGGCATCGACAGAGTTCCAGCTGGCAATCCGAGTCGACGGGACGAACGCTATCGCAGGGTACCAGTCTGGCATCTATCACCCGACCGGAAGAGCAACTTCGTTGGTGAGTGGATTGGTAGAGGTTGATGACGGGAGCTATATTGACATTGCTGTCAACGAGCCAAGCGGAAACGAGTTCTACTCTGTGCTGGTAGCAGCATTCGCAAGGGCAGTGACATGAAGATCATAACCGCTGCAAACGCACTGACCATCGTCAGCGTCCCAGAAGACGGGGACGACGGCGACGCCAGCGGGGTCGAAGCTACTTTTCAGGCGTTGCTAGACCGCACCGAATGGGTCCGCCAGCGGACCTGCCCGGAATCCAGGTGCACGGTGTCATCGTCGGGTTCCAGCGTCGCGCTGTCGAGCGACGGCTATGTCAAGTGTCCCGGAGGAGTCATCGATCAGGAATCCCTAATGGATCAGCCGAGCACCGGCACCGCGCGAAACACCTCGGGCAGCTCGCTGAAGTACTTCGTCCACGTTCACGGGGAACGAACGTCATGGGCTGACACTCCGATGGTCGTGCGAGTAGGCGGAAGCCACGACACAAGCAACGCAGGCCCGGTCTACGTCAACAAGCCGGGGCTAGGCGGCTGGACCGACCACAACTCCTTCGCGCTCGCTGGCATCGTGGAGATGGCGGACGACGAGACCATCGAGCTGCTGGTGAGCCTAGGAGATGTTCCTACGCTGACTTTCTCGGGCACCCCGTCCAGTGATTCTCTGGAGTTCGTGGTCGACATCACGACGACCGGGACCGTGGGATCGACGGATGATGCGGTTTACCGATGGTCGTCCGACGGCGGTTCCACCTGGACCAACGGTGTCACAGCGACGGAAGGGCCGACCGCGCTAGGGGCGACAGGTGTTTCCGTGGCATTCGCAGTGGGATCCTACGCCGCAAACACTCGATACACCATAGACGCGACGACCGGCCCTTCACTCGACACTGGCTCATATGCCGAAGTCACTATGTCCGACGTAGGAATCGACTGGCAGCTGACCGCCGTCGCTGTGGCAAACGCATGAAATACCTCTTTCGCTCATCCGAGCTGACCACCGTGCATGTCCCAGAGTCCGGCGACAGCGCAGGGTCCGGGGCAATCGCTGATGCGATGCAGGCAATCGCCAACCGCAGCCGGTACGTGTGGCCGTCACCGTACTCGCAGGCTTGCGGGATGGTCAGACTCGCGACGGCCACCAGCCTTAATCTGTCTGGAGCCAGCGTTGGGACGAAGCTCGGCGGGACAACGACAACGGTCAACCTCGTTGGAATGACCGACGGGTCGGTGAGCAACCGGCTTGTGTCGACCGACGCCCACGTATACTACGTCGAAGCAAACATTTGGGTCAACAGCGACCCTATCAGTACGGAGGACGTGGAATTCGTGGTCAAGGCAAACGACGCTACCAACGTCACTGTGTGGCGCAACATCGAGCATTCGCAGTCCGGCAGTGACACGCATGCATCGCTGTCGATGTCCGGGCTGGTGTCGCTGGCAGCTGGCGAGTATGTGGAGCTGTGGGGCAAGAGCGACCCGATACTAGATGACCTGGACAACGTCCAGTATTCCCTTTCCGCCTACGCTCTGTTTTGAGGCACGATGGCATTCCCCGGCGACAGACAGTGGAAGCTTCGATGCAGCATCGAGTCGTCATCCATCTACGGCGACCCGGTAGACGATCTATGGGTGTGCATCACTCACGCGCAGCTGCCGCAGAATGCCATCACCGCGGGGCACGACGAGGCAATGCAGGAGGGCGGCGTCGACGTGGCCGCTTCGCTCGATGAGGAGGGCACGACGCAGATCCCATGCTGGGTTCAGCGTGCCGAGCTGGACGCCACGCCGGCCAACTCCCGGGTAGAGATATGGATCCGTCGACAGGACGTGTCTGACAGCGTCAATACGCATCTTTGGCTCTGGTGGGGCAGCACGACCGAGACCGCTCCCGCGGTGGGAGCCAACTACGGCCGCAACGACGTGTTCGGCGACGCCACGGGGGATGGCTCGCCGCCGGCCGCGTGGGCGGTGTTTGGATTCGACGAGGATCCGAGCGGACCTTCGCCGCAGTTCACCGACTTGACCGGCGGCGGCAGAGACGCGGAGCTGTGGAGCTACTACAACACCGACGACCCTCCTCCTGGATCTCGCACCGAGTCAGCTCCCGGTCGCGCCGTCGTGCTCGAGCAGCGCTCAGGACGCTCCGACGGCATCAGAATCAGCGGCGAGACGTGGGACCCTGGGACGGGAGCCATGTCAATGATCGTCGTCGCCGGGTCGGACAACACTGACCAGTGGTCGTTTTGGAACTTTGGATCCGGGTCCGACAGCCTGTCATGGTACCCGACCAGCTACACCTACGCAGCAGAGACCACGGCTGCCTCCGTCAACGCCGCGGCCCAGACGGCGGCTCAACACGTTTGGGCATTCACTCGCAGCGGCACCAGCGCCGGTCTGTATGTCGACGATTCATACACTAGCAGCACTGACGCCGACTGGGCTACGTCGGACTGGACAGCGACGGATCTGTTTTTGTACTACGGCTCCGGCGATCTAACGCTGTCGTTCCTGGCTCTGTTCGACTGCGAGTTGAACCAGTATTGGATGCGCGCGTTCTACGAGTGCGTGCTCAACCCGGGAGACTTTTGGGACGTTGGCAGCATCACGGCTGCCGCCATCACGGCCTACCTCGTGTTCTCGCCGTTGCTGGCGGGCTCCGAGGTGCGGGTCTACGAGCAGCCTCACCCCACGATCTGGAGTTGCGATCTCGACGGATTCGCTCCGGACGATCTGGCGGACGCCTACGTCACGTTCGAGACGCTCGAATCTGGCGCGCCGACGACGCGCTATCTGTGGTGGAGGCTCGACGGGTCGGGCACCGACCCGACTCCGGGGGGCACCGGCACCCGAGTGGACATCGTCACCGGCGACAGTGCTGAGGACATGGCCGAGGCCACCGCCACCGCGCTGGACGCACTCACCTATGCGAGCTGTTCAGATGACGGAACAGCCTTTACCGTCGCGAACATCGAGAACGGGACCGCCACCGAGCCAACCGTGGGGGACTGGGCCGGAGCCACGACGATTGTCCAGGCCGGCGGTTCGTCGTCGGACGAGATTGATGGCATCGAGACATCGACCGGCACCAGCTACTCCGCGGAGTACACCGTCGTGCGACCGAGGCTCGCCACCATCGTGGTTCTGCGGCTGGGCAGCGAGCCCATCCGAATCGAGAGCTACCCGCTATCCGTATCGGGCGCAGTGGTACCAGTTCAGCAGCGCACCGATCGAGCATTCACCGACTGAGGTACAACACACATGGCACTGATCACGGATCCAGACGATCTCTCCCAAGGCGGCAGCACCAGCGTTTCTGACGCCGTGTGGGGCACCCCGACAGGCGCCGCCGTCACCATCACTAGCTCTGGCGCTGAGCTGCCGGCCATCGGCAGTGGAGAGTACTTCGAGGTGCGGGACCATAGTGCATCGGAGAACAACGGGCTGTACGTCACCACTGGCAGTCCGACGACGAGCTCGATCGCCTGCGAGAAGGTCTCGGGCTCGAATCCGTCCGCCGCGTCATCCGAGGCAGTGACCACTCTGGGAACGACCGCCGACCCGAAATCTGTCATGTTCGACACGGCTGCCAGGCACATCTACCTACTCGAGCAGGGCAACCTGGATTCAGACGGCGTTACAGGTCAGGCGGTCTATTCGTTCGCCATGAAGCGCTGGAAGGACGATGATTTTCTCATCGCAGCCGCGCCGTTTCCGATGTTCGCGATCTCAGCCAATGCTGGAGAGTATCTCATCGGTCAGGACGCTTCGGGCAACTTCAGCGGATGGGACTTCATCGACGTGTCCGCCGCGTCGATTCGGTCGCGAAAGTTGCTGCGAAACGCCGGCTGGACGAGCTACGACGCCGACGGCAACGTCCGACAGATCTACGCTGGCATCGGCACTCAGGGAACGTTCGAGGACCCAGCCAATGACGTGGCCTACTACGTTTTCGGCGCCGACACGGCGTCGAATCTGTCGGTCGACTTCACGTTTTCGGGTCCCGTCAACGAGCCGGTGCTCTGCTACGACGCGACTGTCACGCAGGCTGCCAGCTACACGTTCGTGGACGGCGGCGGGTCCAACGATTCGATCACTCGACCGAGCGGGAGCTTCTACTCCGACGGGTTCCGCGTCGGTGGCAGCGTGGTCGTCAGCTCCGCGAACACGAGCGCCAACGACGGCACCTACGAGATCCTGGCGATGAGCGCCACGACGCTCGAGGTGGCGACTGGCAGCTTGACGGCGGACGCGACCGACACGAGCGCAGTTCTCGCGGTTGACAACCGAGCCTCGTTCTCGCTGTACCTGCGGGTGCGAGACGGCGACGCGCTCGGCAAGACGTTCGACGAGTCGTATCTCAGCAAGATCGGCGAAACCCAGCTCGGCGGACGCAAGTTCGCGTTCGCGTTGTCGAACGGGTCGGACGCTTCGATCGCTGTCACCGATGCTACCATCGACGGGTCGGCGCCCTATACCGGGATGTCGCTGACTTTTTATGCGAGTGCCCAGTCGCTTGGCGGGTCGGGCGTCCTCGTGGGTGGCCCATACAACTTCGGCGTGGTGCTCGACGCCAACGGCGGCACGAACACGGAGTTGTACGCATGGTTGCAGCGACAGCTGCGCAAAACGTCGGACGTTGACGCTGGCGGCGGGACCGTAATCGGTCGCATGCTCCGTGGATTCTGTCGGTTCCTCGGACCGACGTTGCAGCTCGGATCTGTAGACGGCGGGGTGTCGTTCCCGACGAATCCACTCGGCGGAGGCTCCGGCGTCTACGTCGAGAATCTGTCCGCCACGAGCCAGAACGATACGGTCATGTTCGACAACACGGGGACCCTGCGAGGGTTCCCTGTGTCCGTCGCGTGCACCATCGACATGAATGCTACGCTCCTGGCGGACGACGAGAACGAGTATTGGGTGTTTTTCGACAGGACGATTCGCAACACGGTTTCGGACCTCGTCATCAACGCTGGGACCGCCGCGGTGGGAACGTTCGCGAGTGCTGGCGGCAACCTGCCAGCGTCGTTGAATCGCGGCGCCGGAGCCTTCGTCCGGGTCTCTGGTCTAACCGGAGACGACGTCGCTATGAACGGCGTTTACCAGGTCACCACGCTCACCAGCACGAGCGAGTGGGATGTCCGACGGTACGATGGCGCGACCATCGTCACGACGAGTAGCGCTGAGCTGTATCTCGATGAGAATTGCATCGACACGCCAGACGCGATCATCGTCGACGACAACACGGGCACCGACGTGACTGGCGAAGGAGTGTCAGCCGACCCGACGTTCGCTTTCGACTACTCGAACAACATCCAAGGCGGGCGCACGGGAGGTACCGATGCCTATGTCGTCGGACGCGCCATCGGCTACTCCACGGCGCAGTTCACCCAGAGTTCTGTGCAGCAGATCCAGTCCGGCGTGCCGCTCGTGATCCCGCTCGCAGCCGCGCAAGAGCGTAACGTCTCTGGGTGATGATGCCATGCGCGGCGCTCTCATCCTGGCATTGACCGAGCTACGAACCGTCCACTCGACGCTCGGAGAGCTACTCGAGGCAGCTGGCGACGAGCTGTCCGCCGCTGCAGTGGATCACGTCGAGTCGTGTCGGGCATCACTGCGGGACACGTGCGAGCAGCTGCAGACCGAGTTGCGCGAGGGAGAGTGAGTGGCTGTCACCTTCGATCCGTCCAACCTGCGCATCATCGAGGATGCCACCGTCGTAGACGGGGACACGTCGTGGACGTGGGCCGAGGTTTACGCCGAGTGGAAATCGTGGCTTCGCGGTGACTCATCGCGCGCCGGCTACCCTCCGGCGTTTGCCGTACTCGGCGGTGAGCCGCTCGGCGGCGAGCGCTACCTCGGCTCGACCTTCTTTGTCATCAACCGCTGGAGATTCCGCCCGGCTGAGTACGATCACACGGTGACGCTCGTGGGCAACGTGGCGTCCGACCCGGACCTTCCGTCCGAGGAGGTGTGGGTGCCGACGATCGGAGACTACCAGGTCGCGGTCAAGCTCCAGAGCACCAACCTCGTCGACACCATTGCCGTCGGCTCCGGCGTGCTGCCGTCCGACGTGACGGCCATCGCAGCCGCAGTGCGAGATGCCATCCTGTCCGACGGCACCGCGTTCCCCGGCGCCTACGTGGACCAGGCGGTTAGCTCTCTCGCTGGCGCAGGGCTCACGGACGACCAGTCCACCCAGCTGGACACAATCGAAGGGCTTCTGGACGGGAGCACCGGCGGCGATGCAACCTCGCATCTGAGCGGCGAAGGCGTCGCCTACGCCACCCGGACCGACCTGCATCGGGTCGGGCTGCCAGCCGCGGCACTGGCGGGAGTCTCGACGGTGACGCAGGACGCCGCGCTCGAGGCAGCGTCGGGGCTCGCCAATGCCTACATCGTTCGATCTGGCTACGATCTGCCACTGTCGACGTGGCCAGCGGGACTCACGCTGCACGTGTGCGGCATCGCAGCATGGGTGCTTCTAAGCACGCGAGGGTTCGACCCTAGCAATCCTTCGGACAAGGCAGTCCGGATGCGATTCGACGACGCAATCAAATGGCTCGAGAAGGTGGCAAAGGGTACAGTGTCACTAGGCTCGTATCGCACGCGCAAGACCGTGACATCTGGAGAATCGAGAGGGTACTGAGTTGAGCTATCTAGACGATCTGATCTGGGGCGTCCGGGACATCTACTCTGGGTTGACCCAGCTGGCCAATCGACGGGGCATGATGTTCCCCACGACGCAGTTCCGCCTGACTGATTCTCCGTCCAGCAACTGGACCAAGGTGGAGCTTGCTTTCACCGAGGAGACCGGAACGTTGGCGGCCAGCGCGGGCGCCACGACCGTGCTCACGCTGGACACGGTGGAGGAAGGGGGCGGCTACCCATTTGAGGCCGAGGTCATTGCGTGGGACAGCACCGGCGGGCAGATGGCGGCCTACGGCGCCAGGTCCGTCATTCGCTGGTGCTACCGGGCCAGCGCCGGGAGCACGCAGATCGTCACGCCGACCGACACTGACTACACCTGGAGTCCAGATGTGGAGGGCGCATCGGTCTCAGGGCTAGCATTTTCCGAGATCGTCTCGTCCAACGCTGTGGCCGTGCAGATCACTCCGCCGACCGCCGTCGGCGTCAGCTACATCGCCCGCGCGCGATACCGGAGGCTGCCATGACGATGATGGGAATGGTAATGGGGCTTGGGATGGTGCGACGGAAAGGCGGAAATGTGCCGGAGAAGCTTGGCGCGGTCGCGTGGTGGGACCACCGCGAAGGCGTGGCCATCGACACCGGTGTCAGTGCGTGGACCGACAGGATCTCTGGCATTGCACTATCTCAGGGCACTGCTGGATCTCAGCCAGGGTACACCGCTGGACAGATCGTGTTCGATGGCACGGATGATTACTTGGCAACGACTTCCAATACGGTCCTGGCCGCCGAGACTTCCAGGGAGTTTACCATAGCCTGCAAGGGCAGCACATCCGGCGCTTTCGGCGCGGACGAGACCAGAACGGCATGGGGGTTCGGTGGGACTACGCTCATCTACCACTACGCAGGGCTATCGTCATATTTGTCCTCGCCCTTGGACCAATTGTGGCGAGTGGCAGTCCGTGGGACCGGGGCGTCCGCTACGGTATTCGACTCTGACGTTGATGCATTCGCTGCCGAGTCTGTCTACGCGATCGATGGCACGTCTGCCAGGCTACTTGTGAACGGTTCAAGCGACTCGTATTCGGCGCCGGTCCAGCCTGTCCCTGCGACCACGTTCACAGTCGGGTCGCTCCTGTATAACGGTTCGGTTGTTTCCTATTGGAACGGACCCATTGACCACGTCGTCCTGTTCAACCGAGCGCTCTCAGAGGCAGAGTCGGCACTGCTAGAATCCTGGATGGATAATCTATGATCACCGGAACACGAGCCGACCTTCGCCGTCTCGCTGAGCTGGACATGCTGTCGAAAGGCGGCCCCCGCAAAGCACGCCCTGTCACTCCGGGGCGCCACTACCCAATCGCTGACGACCCGTCAGAGGACCCCGTCGGCTGGACTCTCCGTGAGACGGACCCGGTGCCAATTGAGAACGGCTACGCACTCGACCTGGACGCCGACGTGTCCAGGGTGCCGCTGGCTAGCAGGGCTGAGGCCGTGCAGCTGATCGCCAAGTGCCAAGTAGTGGCCGGGAAGCCCGTCCCGCGGCAGCCGTCAGAACTCGCAGCAGGAGAGATTGCCGAGAGGCCGAGGAGAATCCCATGACACCAGACCAGCTACAGACACTGATCAGTGCCCTTACCGCCGTCGCTTTGACGGTGCTCGCTGTCGCAGGAGGCTACGCCGCGGCGTGGATTCGGCGCCATCTCACCCGGGATGACCACGCCGCTCTGCTCGAGCAGGTCGGGCATGTCGTCTGGGCCAGCACGACCGTCGGCTTCGAGCGACTTCGCCAGCGGCTCTCCGAGGCAGCTGGTGACGGCGCTGTAACGGCATCCGAGAGACGAGACGCTATGCGCGACGCACTCAGCCATGCGCTAGCTACGCTGTCCGACGAGACCCTGATCCGACTCCAGCGCACGCTCGGCTGTGACCCCGCCGCATGGATCGAAGCGCACCTCCGCGACCTCTGGGCAGCACGGGAATCCGACGCTGGCATCGAGATCGTGCCAGATGTCGAGATCGATGATGAGGCCATCGTCGAGGGGTCGCCCGAGGACGGAGGTCTACAGTGACCCGCGCGGCTGTGCTCTCCGTGGCACTCCTCGTTGCAGGCTGCTCCGACTCGCTAGAGCAGGCTCGCATCGAGCGTCCGCTCGGCGCGGAGGTGCGGGACTCCGAGCGCTGCCGCCGGCTGGACCGCGTCCGCCGAGACTGGTCCGCCGTCGCCGCAGCGAGCGGTGTGCTGGCTGGCTCCCAAGGGATCGCTACGCTGCCGGTCGACGACGACGGGGCTCGTGCCGGGCTGGCGGCTGGAGCGCTCGCAACGGGTGCCCTGGCAGCCGCAGCGGTGGCAATCAGCGACCGCGCCGGAGAGGCATGGGCTCGGGAGTGTTCTCGGTGAGGCACATGAGCATCACGGGAATCGGGGTCGTCTGCGTCGCGCTGGCATGCGCCGTTCACAATCCTGGCCACCCGGAGCCGCCCGAGCCGACGGGAACGGACTGCGACGCTGCCGACGAGCGGCTGCGCGAGCTCCAGTGTCGAGGCGAGCGCGGCCGTCCGCTGTGGGAGACCCCTGACGGAGTCCCCTTCGCCGATGCGTGTCGGTACGCTCTGAGCGACGGGCGCGACTGGAGTCCCACATGCCTGGCAACTATCGACAGCTGCGATGAGGTAGAGTCATGTCGCTGAGACCATCGGGCATTCTGGGGCCCGAGCCGTCGTTTCTCGTCGAGGCAGATCTGCAGCGAGCTTCGACGCGATGCTACCAGCCGATCGGAGCGTATGAGCCAGGATACGAGCCACCGCCGGCTGCGATCTGGCCACGGTACTACACGCTGGACCAGGGCTCGCTCCCGTCATGTGTCGGACAGGCATACGCTGACTGCGTCCACTCGCTCGTTCCGGGCGTCCCACGGGCGTCCGCCGTAGGAATCTGGCGGACAGCTCGCAGCTACCATGGTCGTGCGGAGGAGATCACTGGCACCTACCTGCATTGGGGTGCCGAGGCACTCGAACGCCGCGGATGGTAG